TGCATATCAATTTTAAAATAGACAAAAATATGAAAACGAACTCAGTAACTTACAATCAGGCAGACGAACTAAATAAGGTAGTTCGCAATTTCTTAGAAAAGAAATCTACATTTGAACTTGACTCTGATGAACAGGGTAGTCTTCTTAATTTCCTAATGGGACTCTTAATCAAACTAGAGGATGATTACAAACTCAATTGCTTGGATATTAATCAGGTACAAATCTATGATACTACCTATTATTCTTTCATTTTCGAATCAATAATAACTGCCGATACTAATCCCTATAAGGGGCAATTAGCATCTGCTGCAGTTCAATTCATGAATGAATTTACCGATAACGATGGGAGGTTCATATCATTCAATCAACTCGATAGAAACAACTGGATTTTCCAACTTAATTTCTCAATCGCATGACAAAGTATAACGTTAGTCCATTAGTTGCTCGGGAGATAGAATTCTCCACGGGCACTATCTTTGGTGGTAGCTGGTGCCGATACTTTATTTCAATCACTTTACACCAATGCTATATAGAAGCAACATGGAAAACCCGTCCTAAAAATGATTTAGACGGGCACAAAGAAATCTTTAACTCTTTACAGGAGTATCTAGATTGGTTTGCTAATCTTAAGAAAACTTACGGGAGGAGAATATCCCGTAAACAAATGGTATATGCTGCATACGATGAAACAACTCGTACCTTTAGTTACAAACCCTACGAGAATTGGGCTACCAAACGTTCTAAGGAGAAATTAAATAAGCCTAAGGAACCAATACTGGCCGATGAATTATACTAATTCCCCAATCAGTTAATATACCTCAGGGAGTTCAGAAACACTAACATTTGGGCTCCCTTAATTATTGCATATTTAAAATATTATTTCTATATTTGCATAAGAGAAAAATAAATATAATTATTAACCGACCTTGAACGGGGTCACAAAACTTATTTCTTATGACAACTATTAACGAAATCTCAAATCCGGATGAATCATACATGGGAACTCTCAATCTCCAATTCCGGGAGTATCCTATAGACGATGAACAAGATGAGGACATGATATCCCAATATACCAATATCTACAATGCTATCGAAAAATGGGAATCAGACCACAGGGAAACAGAAATCTTCCAACAACTTGCAGTATCAGAATTATTTAACCAACTAAATAAATAATCACTATGGTAAACTTATATAAATTACTCAACGTACTGGAACAGGGCATGTCTCTGTTCCAACTTAATAAATGGAAAACCGAAGGCATCTGGTATCCAATCACCCAATACAAAAAGGAATCAGATGAAATACAGGTAGTAACTAACCTATTTGTTGCTGACCAGGAACAGTACCATATCCAACTATCTGGGAATTATCCAGAAGAATCTGAAGACTGGAACAAGTTTCTAGAGGAAAACCAATGGAAAATCTATCCCTTACTTGCAAATATAATGCAAGTCTTCTTGCCCACAGGGAACTACCAATTATTCTATACTCAATATCCACGGGGATTCATATCCATAATCGCTAAGCCCCATGATAAGTAAAGAACTCAAATCACAATTAAGTATTCTTAAGGAAACTAACCCAGAATATATTCAAACCCTAAAGGATGCCGTTACGGCATCCTATAAGGCAGAACTTCAGGCAATCAAACCCAGTTCTACCGAAGAAGAGGAACAACTCAATATCGAACTCAAGGACATAGTATTAAACATGCTATTTGGACCTTTCTATAACTATTTCGTATCAGAATACGTAGTATCAGATACTATATGGGAAGAACAAGATCAACTAATCGAGGACTTATATTATTACTTCAAATCATGACACCATATATTCAACAACAACTTAAAAAGCTATGCGATAATCCAAATTGGTATGACGATATGCTCATCTCATGGGATAAAAACCCAAGAAATCAAAGGGAAGCTATCTATAACTACCTTTCTCATGTACAACTAAATGGGTTACTAGAAAACACTCAGATAGTTTTTACATTCATAGATGGCGACATGAAACCAGCTTTCTATTTCGAAATTCCCAGAGATACCAATCGATATCTTATACTGGGAATCCTCGATGAAGCAGGTTATTCTCATTGCTGCCTATTAGTCCAACCAAAACAAATGTTTAACCCTCAACTCAATTAACATCATGGAACCAATCGTAACAATAAACAACTACCCAATCGGATGGGAATGGCTAGACAACGTACCTTTAGAGGACTTTAACTGGCTCATAGAGATATTTGCTACAATGACCGATAATACAGATACCTATGACTTTGTATTTTATGAAGATTCAGAAACCTTACCAGGACATCTGAAGAGGATATGCTCAGTAGACAAGATATACTTAGCCAACTTCCTAAATGAAGACCAGGGCTACGAATCAGGTATATCCATGTACGGTCACTACATAGCATGCAAATGCCTTGACATATCCTCAGAAGAGGAATATATGAATCAATTAACCGATATAAGAATCCTAACTAACGAACTAGAGCCATGCTAACATCAGGTAAATTCTTAGTATCATTCGAAGTTCCGGGACCATTACCTGGGACTACTGAAGGCTTCTGCGAAGAAATGAACGTAGTGTACAGAACTGAGGAACTTAATACCTACCTCCGCTACCCCAAACAACAAATAAACCCATGGCATAAACACAGTACCTATATAAGGCTAAAGCTAAGAGATATACTACAAATACCCCTAACAGATATAACCATAATCGATATAATATCACTACCATGAACATCCTCTATCACATAATCCGAATAATCCTATCCGTAGGAACTATCCTCACCCTAATACGAAATGAGGATATCTACCAAGCCCACAAGCATACCCACCCAACAAACAAAATAAGATATATCATCTCACAGCTACTAACCCTAATAATATACACCATAGCCCTGATAACATTATCTCACATATCAAGGTACCTGGAATAAATACTGGGTACCTCCCACACACCCCAACACAAAAAACAAAACAAAATCATACTAACGCTAACTATGTTACATAATACCTAACTAAGGTACATAATATAATACCTATCCCATCTATAACCAATATACCATTTACTAATATAATAATACTCTAATACATATATCAAGGTACCTCACCGGGGGTATTTGCCTTTGGTGAACCAGGTATGGGTACCTACCCACTACTATACAACTACACTATAGCCACTATACTATATAGCTCTCTAGCTCTACTACCCCCCACTTTAAAGGCAATCACAAAAAGGCTAAAAAGGTACACAAAATCCGACCATTAGGGGCCCCTAAATCCCCTACCCCTAAGAGCCCTTTATATTAGTATATATTATATAATAAGTACTGGGATTAGGCAATAGGCTTTGTGATCAAGGCAATTAAATTATTAGGTTTTAAGGCTAAAAGGTTTATAGGATTTAAGGCCTTCATGGGGCATATCTAGGTAATATTCCTAGTAACTCTGTAAGTAATTTGCTTAGTATTTATATTAGCATTAATTTTTGTATTCTAGGACAATTTTGTGATTTAGGGGTACCTTGATTGCCTAGAGCCATTAGTTATTATATATTAGTTATAGGTAGGGAAGGTAAAGGGCAATCTCCATTAATGGCCCCTGGGGATTTAGATGGATAAAGGCAATCTAACCTTCAAGGCTCTTAGGTACCTCATAAGGCAATTAGGGTTATTACATATATTAATTATTATATTTATATTTGCATTGTAATAATAACATTTTAAATAATAAACGTATGAAATTAGATGAATTACAAACCAGATTAACCCATCTCCTTATGGCCCTCTCCAATGAGGATTCTAGAATCATTCAAGGCTTTACTAAGGCTTTTATCGAAGATTTTACTCCAAATCAAACCTGGGTAATTTCTCTTACCGAAATCGAAGGCTATGATAAACCTCTAATAGAATACACTACCTGGGACGAAGAGAAGGATGGTCCTATACCAGGTATCAAACTTTTCAAGCATCTCAATATATTCCTTGAACGAGAATATTGCGAATACTAATCTTATAATACTTATTACAATGGAAACTAATTTCGAATACCTAATTCAAATCCTCAGGGATTCCTCATTAGACACTTGGACTCTAGAGGAACAACAGGAAATCAATAACTTAGATTATCCCAGGGCTTACATACTTTCTTATATGATGCCTATACTGGTATAATAACATACCAACCCAATAAGCTAAAACAGGTCTCATCGGATATTATATACCAATCAGACCATTATAATAATCCTAGACTCAGACAGTACTATTTGCCTAGACTAATTTACCTAACCCAGGGCCTAACTAAGGTACCTGGGTTTTTACTTACGCTAACTTAGTAAGCCCTTATAGGCTATCCTAATCTCTATAGGCTTACCATAGTCCCTATATGGCCTTATAGAATTAGGACCCAATAGGTTTATAGAGGGATATACCCCAAGGGCCTTAATTCTTTATCACCTTAGTCCATTAATGGCCTTATCAATATACAGGTATATAATACACTCTCAAGAGGACAGGCATAAGCCATATAGGAGAATATCCATATACATATCATATATGCCCACTACAAGGCGTGTGAAGATTTCCCTTGTGAACCCCCAAAATTAAGTGCAAATATTAAGTCCTTTTAGGGTGCACAATATTTTCTATTTTATGAATTTTTCACAAAAATAATTTTGAAAATAAAATTATTCATTTTCTCAAAAATTTTTCTTGAAAATGTTTGTAGATTAAAATAAAGTTCGTATCTTTGCAATGTGAGAAAAACAAAGCGATATTTGAATGAATTTATTTAAAACTTTTTAAGAAAATAATTTTCTAAAAATTTTGTAGATTAAAAAATAGTTCTTATATTTGCAATACAGAAACGAAATAAATAATACCTTATTAAAATAGTTTAAAAAGTCTTGAAAGTCTATTTAAAAAGGTAATAAAAATAATAAATAATAAAACTTTCAAGCAATTTAATTATGAAAAAGCAAATTAATAACGTGAATGTAGAAAAAGCAAGTGCAAACGCAAAAGCAAATAGTTTGATTGCTTTAGACGTTTTAAAATCAGTCAAAGAAAAAAATCAAGGACTTTTTAAAACGGCTTTAGGGACAAAAACAGAAATTTATAAAAAAGAACTTTTTGCAGGTGCAAACGAAAAGCAAATCAAATCTTTAAGAAAAAAGTTCAGAAATATTACTTTTAATTTTCTTTCAACTATTGCAACAAATTCAGATAAAAAACTGATTGAGGGCTTTATAGATTTTTATAAACAAGTCTATGTTATAAATGATTTTTCTTTTTCTTCGATTGCAAGCGAAAACACTAAAGAAGAAAAGAAAGAGCTATTAATAAAAGGTCTCGAAATTGTGAAAAAATCAATGAAGTAAAACAAAATCTCAGATAAGGAGTAAAATTTTACTCCTTATCATAAAAATAAAATTATTATGTTATTAATTTTGTTTGTTATCTTATTAGCTGTTTTTGTTAGTGCTTTATATGTAGTTTATATTCTTTTAAAATCAAATCATAGAATAATATCTACTATTATTGACGTACAAACTTTTCAATTAATTAATGTAGAGCAATTTCTATTAATTGAACAAATAAGCATGAACTATTTAAATGAAGTTGAATATACAATTTATAAAAAATTTTCTTTTAAAACTTTTTTACTATACTTATGTTATTGTTTAAATGAACAATTTAAAGAAAATTTAAATAATCATTTAGTAGATAATTAAGAAAGCAAAGGGACAAACATTTTTATTTGTCCCTTACTTTTTATTTTCAAATGTTAAATTTAATGGAACCGTAGTCCGTTTTTAGTACCCCACGATTTTGGGCTTTCGCTATAAGGGGTACCTTGAAGGCAAATTACATATTTTAGTACCACAACTTTTTGACACCTCGTATTAGAGGCATGCCAAGATATCCCACACCCCACATGCTCACATAACACACAAAGAAGCCAGGGATGTTAGGTCTCTGGCAACTAATTAAAGTATAGCACGAATTAAATCCTTAGTCCTATCTTTCCCAAGAACTCCTCGAACCTTACCACCTTTCTTCTCATAAAAGAAAACATAATACTGTTGAAGATTCCTTAACCACCATCTCTTAACTTCACCATACCCATCAAAATACCTTTCTATACAATTCATATCCAATTGGATAATCCATATTTGATACCAAATCCGATTATCCTCTTGGCATTTAAGAATCCTCTTTTCATTATCATCCCTAATTGTTTCAACCTTCACCATCTTAATAATCCTCCCTCACTGATTTTAACCTACTGGTAATATCTATTCTCCCAGTAACCTTTAACACCCTACTATTTTTTCTCTTTAGGTATAAATATCTTAAATAATCTTCTGCCCTTTCAATTGCCTTATCCTTATCAAGGAAGGTTTCTATATTACTCGAATACTTATCTCTAAGTGTAAGCCAAAACACCAATCCCAGGAAGGAATACCTAATCTTAATGAAGTACCTTCCTCTGCTTGTATGGTAGTAAATCTGATATTGATACTTTCTCATAATTCTTTATATTGATTATATAATATCATAGACTTCGGATTACCTCTCTGGTAGATTACAATATCAAAGTTCTTTCTATAAACCAAAAACTTATAAAGATATGGAAGAAACATTATTCAAACTAGCACGTGCAATTACAGATACAGGTACAGATACTGTATCTTCAGAGGGTGGTACTATAACCTACCGTATCATTTCCCTCAAAAGGAACCTGGTAAATGGCAAAGTAATGTCAACCTCTACACCCCTTTGTACTTTGAGCTCAGCCTCCGTAAGTTGGGCTATTTGGGCAGGAGGTACCTTTGAAGGTGGTTTTGAAGATGGTTACTTAGTTGTAAAAATTATCTATTCAAAAAATACTGGGTCCTCAAGGTCTACTACTCTGACATTTGCCCAAGATGGGTCTAATAACGAAATCAATCTCACAGTAACTCAAGAGGCTGGTGTAACCTATAGTGGATACATAAAAATGGTTTCAAACACATTGCCTTTAGGTAGTAATAAATATAATACTGCTCAAATCATTGTGATGGCCTATTTAAAGGGTAGTGATGGGTCTAAAAAGCCAGAAACTCCCAATGTGGGTAATGCTCCCGATTGGTGCTCAGTATCCGTTGCCTCAGTGGATACTCCTGAGAACCATTACATGTTATCCCTGACCGCTTTATCGAGTAATCAAACTGGAGTTAACCGTTCAGGGCATATCTTCTTAACCTGTGGGGATGCTAACCTTAGTATATCAGTAACTCAGAAGTCGTCACAAATGGCTTCAACATTCACTCTCTCTGGATTGCCCACAAGTACAGGCTACTTTCTCTTTGGCAAGGGAGCTAAGCCACAGAATACATCACCTTCAGATAGTGTGTATCTACAGGGTTTATCAGCAACTGGTACTGCTACTATAAGGATTCCATTCGATGCCAATGGCTCAGAACCTGGTATTCGAATAGAATGTACTACTGGAGATAGAGTAGCTGTATATACTAGATTTAGTAAATTAGTTGCTACCTGGACATTAAGGGGGTCATTTATAGTACCAAGTGCAGGAGAAACAGTATCAATCTAAAAACATTATACATTATGGAAAATAAAGTTCTTAAATTAGGGGGGGAGGGGGAGATCTACCCAAGACGTATATGCAGAAATAAGACAGGGAAACTCTGAGAGATGGACAATACAATCTCAAAAGCATAAGTATGTAAATGGCAAATTGTCCGGGGTTATTGAAGTTGGTTATTCTGCTAGCATCAATACCCCGGACTATGTTCTGGAGGAAGACAAAAGTAACAATATTATTCAGATTACTGCACAAAATGACGGTACTTCTGGGCTTTGTATACTTACACAAAATGAATCTGGTAATAAAATAAATCTATACCTTACTACTCCCGAAGAAAAAGAATATTGGGAAATACATCTTAATCCTATAACCATCAATGGAGCAGACACGAGTGCTTTTTTTAAGGTTACTACCAATATTAGTGGCGAAGGTGGACCTATGTCTGATGGTAACAGAAATAAGAATTGGATAGTAAATCAAAATAGATATGCTATTAATGTCTATATTTCTAACCTGTACCCGCCGGGAAATTCCAAAATGTTGTCTTTGTCCTGCCTCGATAAGAATGGTAATGCTTTTAGTCCTAACTACAATTTACCAAGTAATTCATACTTTACAACAAAAACAACTGGATTGGGTTCCTATATTCTTACAAAAGTTTCAACTCCCTCTATCAGTGATACTCCTATACTCTCCAGTAGGTTTAACCCCACTAAAAAATATCCATTAGATTTGGATTTTTATTGGGGTATCCATTAGATTTGAATTTTTATTGGGGTAGCTCCAATTTAATACCTGTATTAAGATAATATCCCAATTATAAAAGCAATTACCCAGAATATAAGAGCCAGTGTATATGCAACAGAATATCTATGCCATGGATACCAGCAGGTAATATAAGAATCTACTTTTAGTATTTCTGGATGTTCTTCCTCGTATTTTTTATCCTCTTCTCTAGAACTGTATTTATGAAATACATAGAAAGGTAAGAATACGAGGAAGATTATTAGAGCAACTGGGAACAAGAGTAGGAGAAGAATCTCCCACCCTTGCATTGATGACCCAGCATAATTACCATCTCTGTCAAAAAAGTATCTCATAGTAATCTATATTTTAGGTATTTGATTAATAAGTAAATCGGGAATAGAGGTAATACTATCCATACCGATATGAATAAAACGAGAGAGTGTATTTTGTGAGTATAGGGTAAATAATCCAAGCAAGCCCTTACAAAAAATACCGTGAATGGCAAACATACCAAGTAAATTATCGCTAATACCGTAGTCATCATTGTTTTTTGAAGTATTTGTTAATAATCTTGGTAAGCTTCTTATCAAATTCAATCATCATATCGAAAGCATCTGTATCTTTCATACTTCTCATCTCCTTATCAAGTAATTCTATGTTTCTCTTAATTGAGAAATAGGCCTTATATGCAAGGAATACTCTTTCATTTTCTTCGGTAAGCGGACGAACTTCTCCCTTTTGCCCATCCAATCTTGGGTATGTATCATCAGGACCCAAGGTTCTTGCAACTTTTACTCGGTTACTGAGCATTGCGAATCCACCTTTTTTATCAATAGATTCCACTGTAACTTTCTCAATGAGGGGTCTTCCAGATAAGGTGAAGAGAACCTCATCCCCCTCTTTAAGCTTTTTGATTTCTTTCTTTTCTTTTTTCATATCTTTATTTATTAAGAATTTTTCTTTATGCAAATATATGAAATTATTTCTTATTTATTGCATTATCAATCATATTTTTAATAAATTCATAGGCATTGCCTCGGTAATCTTCTAGCATTTTGTATTCCTGTGGAGATAGAATTACTCCGTTTACTTTAAAAAGCTTTCTTAGATGTTCTGGTATAGTGCCTTGGTGAGCGATGTTATTATAACGGATAATGAAAAGCTTCTCTCGATCTTCATCAATAACTCCCAGAGTGTTTACTGGTTGGAGTTTAGTTTGGTAAATACCACCAAAAGCCGAGGGCACCATTAAAATATTTCCGGGAATTTTAGTTACCCAGTGAGAATAATCTGGAGTAATTACCGCAATTTTACCCTCTTTCTCAAGCTCTTTATCATAAGCTAATCGATTAGACCAAAAAGCACATTGAAAACAAATTTGTTTTCTTGCCATAAGTTGAGGGATTTCCCGAGTTTCATCAAATTCCTCTAAATTAATGGGCTTGCCACATATCTGGCACTCATTTTTCTTGTCCATATTGCATTATTTTATAAGTTATATATGATAATAGAACCTCGAAACATATTGAAAATGGGTTATAAGCAATACTTTTGTTACTAAAATTGAACCATTAAAACTGATAAGTTATGGATAAACTAACAAATGAAATGATTAAAGACCTTGCTATTCGCTTAGGTTTAGAACCTGCCCTATTGAAAGCTGTCCAATTGGTGGAAGCTGCCGGTAGAGACGGGTTTTTAGCTGACGGTAGGCCTCAAATTCTCTTTGAGGGTCACATTATGTACAAAGAAGTACATAAGAAATTCCCTGACGGAGATTTAGCTTACCACCTTTGTAAGAGATATTCTACGATTTTCTTCCCTAAATGGGATAAATCGAAGTATTTGGGAGGTGTACACGAGTATAAGAGACTCGAATTAGCCAAAGAAATTGATGAGGAATGTGCATTGAAGTCTGCCAGTTGGGGTATGTTCCAAATTATGGGCTTCAATCACCGCCTTTGTGGATGTAAAGATGTCTTCGAATTTGTTCACAAGATGTCTGAATCTCATGAGAAACAATTGGAACTCATGTATTATTTCATGAATAACTCTGGTTGTTTGAAAGAACTCAAAGCAAAAGACTGGGCTGGCTTTGCCAGAAAGTATAATGGTCCTGGGTATGCCCAGAATGCCTATGACCAAAAGTTAAGAAATGCTTACGAAAATTTCAAAGATAAGTTATGAAAAGATGTCATTTTAACAGCTGGGTAGCAAAGGTATTCCTTTTCCCCAGTTACAAGGCAATAACTATGTTGTACAACTCTTTTTTCAAGCATAGAGTAGAGGAGTGTAAACCGGATGATATCAACCATGAGAGAATCCATCAGGTACAACAGATTGAGTGTAGTATAGTCGGTTTGATACTTGGTATCATACTCTGGGTATTATTCGATATATCCTTCTGGTGGGTAGTAGTTCTCTGTTTTGGTCTCTTCTACCTTTGGTATATTATCGAATATCTTCTCATTCTGTGTTTTGCCAAATGGGATAAACAGAATGAAAGGTATCATGATGTAAGTTTTGAAGAAGAAGCTCACAATAATGATAAAAATCTGAGTTATTTGGAAGACCGTAAACCATTTGCTTGGATTAAATATATCAAATTGAGAAGTTACAAGAAATGAAAAAGTTAAGGGTATTGGGAGTGTGCGCTGGACAGGGTGCACTCCTGTTCCCTTTTAAGAAGAATTTGTTAGGGAACATAGAGATAAGGGGAGTATTCCACACTCCGGGCGAAGAACAATGGGAATTAAACTTTGGAGATATACCGTTCTATAAGGGCTTTTGTTTACAAGAATTCGATGAGAGAGTAGACATAATTATATCAAGCCCCGATTGTGGAGCAGCCTCAGTAATGAGGTTATCTAAAGTAAAAGAATTAGGCAATCCAAAAGATAACCGTAGTCTTAATCTAGTAATTGCATCAATACTCAAGTATAAACCTAAGATATTTCTTATAGAAAATCTACCAAGACTGCTAACATTGCTTCCCAAGGATTTCTTTGAGGAAACATTCAAAGACTATAAATTAATTTTTCACGAAAGGTCAGTTTTAGATTACGGAAACTCCCAGGAGTCAAGGAAGCGATTACTCATCATTGGAGTACATAAAAAGACTGGTAAGAAATACTTGAATGCTTTTGATGAAGTATTTCAAGTAAAAACTCCAACAACTACTAGAAATTTACTTAAACCACTCACATTCTCTCAGAAAAATAATACTAACCAGATTCCGTTTATGAGTAAAACTCTGGCAATGTATGATTATCGAAAGCTTCCAGAGAAGAAGAATCTCACAGTAGCAAAGATACATAGGCTCTGGGTTAGGGATTTCAAGAATGAAAAGAAGTGGCCTATCAAAACTGCAAAGATGAGTACTCTTCCAGGAGTGTATCGATTGGAGTATGATAAACCTCCCTTAACTCTCAGACCTGCAGATAGGCAATTTAGACCCGATGGCTACCCTTTGGGAATCGAAGACTTCAAGGCAATTATGGGATTCCCCGATAAATTCGAAATTTACCTTCACAAAAATGGTGATACCTTCGAGGGTGATTTTAAGGATTACCATTACTGGCTTAACAAGGCAAGATACACAATTGCCAAGGGCTCGGTTTATGAGGTAGGGATTTGGTTCAAAAGATGCCTCAAAAAGGCAAATACCAAGAAACCATGAGTTTCAGCTTTATATATAAAGTCTTATATATAAGTTTCTGGGGTACCTTGAAATATATAGATATATAATATACTACGTATATATATCTATATATTTATCTGCGTATATATAGCTATTCATATATCATATCGTAAGTAGTATATTTGGATATTATCTCACTTCGTTCGATAAAGGTAATCGCTAAGCGATTACCGAATAGATAGTATCATTAAAGCGTGCGACTATTTAGATTTGAAAACTTAATACACCGAATTATGAGAATGATTAATGCAAAGTACCCAATTACCGAATTGAACATTAACAACATTATTAAGTTCTTTCGGATTATTTATCGGAATTTACCTTCGATACGTTTTGAGATTATTGAAACCAAAAGCACTTTCCAATTCAAGTTCCACATCATTAAGTCAAACTTAAGTCCAGTAGAACGTTATTGGTTGAAGAGTAAGATTAAGAAATTCATCAAGTATGAAGACATTTAAGAAGGCCTTGTTTATTGTACTTCTAGGATTTACTATTTACCTTTGCTTCAGGAATTACAAACTTTCTCGAGAGGTTGATTCCCTGGAACAAGCGGTCAATGAAATCCCAGATACAGTATACACAAAGAAACCCTTCAAACCAGAGAAGAAGTACTCAGAAAAAGTTGAACCAGGTAAAATCTTAGTTCATGATAATAAGCAGCCAACTCTCTTTCCTGATTCCATGCTAAGGCAGCCAGTTATCAGTAACCAAGATTCCCTGGTTCAAATTGTTTTGAAGAAAGATAAGTTGAATTTGAGTTTATTCAATCAACAGACTGGAACTTATTCAACTAAGCTGTTCAAAATTGACTTAGATAAGTACAACTATAACTGGTATGAAGGTCAATTAACTCGGAAGAAAGTTGCAAGGTTATTACTTAGTCCATACGTTTATGGCAAATATAGACCTTTCAATAATCTATTCGATATGGGAGCTGGTCTTTCAATCAAGACTAAGGGATTTAATTACAAATTCGGAGTCAATACCTTTTACTATCCGAAGGTAAAATCTGGGATAGGTACTGACATCGAATTTCAAATAATATATAACTTTTAGATATGGCAAAGACTATCTCAGAAACTAGAACTACTTTAACTCGAGAAGAGTTATCAAATCTCTCGAGGGTTACAGTAGATGTTTTCTTTTTCAGTCTTTTCTGTTATGTGATACATCCAGTAAGGGGAAAGGTAAGGTTCGAACTTTACCCATTTCAAAAATCGGTTTTGTATAATTTTATTGCTCAACGTTTCAATATCATTTTGAAATTTCGTCAGGCAGGTATTACAGAATTGATTTCTATGTACTGTCTTTGGTTGGCGATGTACCATCCCAACAAAAAGATAAACATCATCTCTATCAAAGACACCACCGCTAAGAAGGTGCTTAAGAAGATTAAGTTTATGTACAAAAATCTTCCATGGTATCTTCAAACTCCCATAATCAACGGTAGAGCTGGAGAATACGGTTCTGCTTCCATGATAGAATTTGATAATGGGTCATTTATTGAATCAATTCCGACATCATCCGAAGCCGGTCGTTCGGAATCCCTTTCTCTTCTGGTAATTGACGAGGCAGCAGTAGTAAGATGGGCTGCTCAAATTTGGGCTGCTGCATTCCCTACTCTTTCCACTGGTGGAGCTGCCATCGTCAATTCCACTCCCTATGGAGTTGGTAATTTCTATCACTCAACTTGGGTAGATGCCATTGCAGGAGGTAATCCTTTTAACCCAATTCGATTATACTGGCAAATGCACCCAGAACGAGATATCAATTGGTATAACCAAATGTCTTCTGCTTTGGGAGCAAAACGAACTGCACAAGAAATTGATGGTGACTTCTTATCATCTGGTAATACAGTCTTCGACTTAGCCGATATTAAAGCTATCGAAGACTGCCTTAGTGATTACCCAGTTATTAAGAAGAGATTTAATGGTCAATACCGACAATTCTGTGAACCCGAATCAGATAAAGAATATTTCATTGGTGCAGACGTTTCAACTGGTAGAGCTTCTGACTACTCTTCATTTACTTGTATGGATAAGCTAGGAGAAGAACAAGTAGTATATAAGGGAAGAATGGCAGTGGGAGCTTATGCTAAGTTACTTGGTGATACTGGGAAGTTGTTTAACTGGGCAGTAATAGCTCCAGAATCCAATGACGTTGGTTTATCAGTAACTTCTAAGCTTCAAGATGAAGGCTACCCTAACCTTTACTACTACCAGAAGATGCTGAAGAAAAAAGGTAAAAGTAGACCTGAAATGGATAAATCCCCTGGTTGGTTAACCACCCAAAAGAATCGTTCAGTGATAATAGAAAACTTGGAAGAAGATATTCGATTAGATCACGTAATCATTAAGGACCCATTCTTTGTACAAGAAGCTTATACTTTCATCTATGATGGTTTAGGTAGACCTGTTGCAATGGGTAAACATAGGGCTAACAATTCAGCTGTAGATGTAGACCTTGAAGGAGATGTATATGCCGATGATGATATCTTTGGAAAAGCAATATGTAATCACATAAGGAAAGGAAAAACTAACGTAATCGTACAACCAAGATGAAAAAGTACTTCAATTTTAGTTGGGGTTGGGGACGTAAGAAGGACCCTCCCAAGAATGGTACATCCTCTAATAAAGAGGAGAAGCCTGCCACATCGATTTCGCCTGGTAGGGTTTCAGTTGACGATGATAGCGATAACTTAATTACATCATTACAAGGGTTGACTAAATTAGTTGAACCCTCTTTTCGTGTTGATGTGATACCTTTAATTCGGGATTTATATAAGGTAAATCCTGATATGGGCATTGCATTGCAAGATATGTTTAAGTTAGCTAACACCAGTCATACAGTAACCTTTCCAAACAATACAGATGAAGAGGCTTCTAAGATGAGAGACCATCTTAAAAAAGCAACCAAAGGATGGACCAGATATACTGCCGGTATAGATGGTTTAGTTAACAAAATGATTGTTCAACTTCTTGTAAGTGGAGCAATATCTGTAGAGGGAGTTCCCAATGATAAACTAGATGGTTTGGCTACGGTATTATTCCTTAAACCAGAATATATCAAGTTTAAACGTGAATTAAATGGGGTGTATCATCCTTATCAAAAGAATCATAATTACTGGAACAAGCAACAAGATTACATTAAGCTTAACCCAGAAACTTATTTCTATATTGGTATGTTCAATGATACAGATGAACCATATGGAGTTCCCCCCTTTATGCCTGCCTTAGATTCTCTCAAGGGTCAAAATGATATGAAGATTAATTTCAAACATATCATGGAGATTTGTGGTATGGTGGGTTTTCTTGAAGCTAAAATGCAGAAATCCCCTCAAAGGGCTAACGAAAGTATAAATGCCTACGAATCTAGACTAAACCGAGAGCTCAATCTTTTAAAACGTAATGTTAAGGATGGCATGAAGGATGGGGTTGTTGCGGGTTATATTGATGACCACGAATTTAAACTCAACTCTACTACCAAAGAACTTGGTAATATCGAAAAGCCTTGGAATATGAATCAACAATCCGTGGCTAATGGTTTGGGAGTTAATGGCTCTATCATTGGAGTATCTGCTACTACTGGTGAAGGGGCAACGGGTATAATGCTGTCTAAGATGATTAGCCAGTTAAAAAATATCCAAATGCTCGTAGCTTATGTATTAGATCGACTTTATTCTCTAGAACTGCGTCTGGCAGGATTTAATAATAAGGGGATGAAGATTGATTGGGGAACTTCTACAGTTTCTGATGAGGTTAAAATCCAACAGGGTCTTCAGTATAAGATACAGAACCTTGACTTACTGTATAAGGCTGGTATTATTAGCCAAGAACAATATGCTTGGGCAATGGGCTATGATTCCCCGGATGAGAAAGAACCAAGAGTTTCATTGGAAGATCAATTTGCTAAAGGTGGTAATTCAGATCCTCAAGAGGGAACTAAAAAGAAACAAAGGCAGGATGATAAAAATCAATCTGCTCGTAGGTCAAGAGATAAGAATAACCCGGCTCCTTCTCGAGGAGACCAAAATACTAAACCAAGATGAGTAAATTTACAAAGAAAAACAAAGAGCATCTTGATTCTATGGTGATAGGTCAAGGCCATACCATTATGGCTGGTTATATACCAGAAGCAGTGGGAGCCCAGACTTTCTCAGAGAATTACTATAAATGGAAGAATCCTACACCGGACTCCATTGCTCAATTTGGATTTTGGGGAGGGGATATAGATTATAATACCTATTACCCTAACCTGGATAAATCAGAATTAACTCCTAAAGATGAAGAGTTTATTGAACCTATGTTCAGATTACTTTCGGAAACGATTGTATCTAAGAATTGGAACCCTACAGACTTTGGTCAAAATGGAGTATTGAAAGCTTCTATGAAAATGTTACTTGGTCAAACAGTAAACTGTGACCATGAAACTAACATAGGTAATGCTATCGGTGCTGTATCTCAGGTAATGTGGCAAGAGTCTTACAAAGATGGAAGCTTCACTATACCTGCAGGTATCAACGGTATTATGAAAATTGATGGTAAAGCCAATCCAAGGATTGCTAGAGGTATACTTATGGAACCACCATCAATTCACAGTAACTCTGTCACAGTACAATTCAAGTGGGATAAATCACATCCTCAAATGGAGGATAACGAATTCTATCAGAAACTCGGTACCTATGATTCTAAGGGAGTGATGGTACGTAGAATAGTTACTGAGATAGTTCGTTACCTGGAGACTTCATTGGTATCTCATGGAGCTGATTCTTTTGCTCAAAAAATCGGTTCTGATGGTAAGATTATTAATCCTACCTTTGCTAAAAGAACTTGGGCATCTTATGAAGAATACAGAGACGATAAATCGAAGCAATACTTCTTTACCGATTATAAATCTGACCTAACTTCTTATCAAGAAAAGGACGATACTCAAGGTTCTTTTAATGATAATGATGCCAAGGATAATCAATCAAACGAAAAAAATAGTATGAACGAATTACAAAAATTTCTAGAGAGCCTCTTCGGGGATAATCTGCTTACCCTTGAGGAAGGTAAAGAAATGAATCAGGAAACAGTAGTTGCCTGCATTCAAAGTTTGGTATCATCCAGAAATGAACTGCAAACTTCAGTAGATAACCTTACTACAGAGAAAAATTCTCTTACGGAACAGGTTACTAACTTGAATGCAGAAGTGGCTAATCTGAAAGAAATGGCAACTGTAGGAAAGAATCATATTGCTTCTCTTCGTGAAGATGCAGTAGCAACCTACAAAAAGTTGATGGGTGATAATGCCGATGAAACCATTGTTACAATGCTTAATGCAGAAACAACTGGTATTACTACTCTTGTTTCCTTGACTAAGGATTACCAAGCTCGCTTGGAAGAGAAGTTCCCTCTCACCTGCTCTAAGTGTGGTTCTAAGGATGTTAACCGTGCTTCTTCAGTTACTGAAGATGATACTCAAGGTAAAAAAACTACCGACGGTGCAGACACAACCAAGAATTCAGAATTACCGAGTACTAAGAATGTGATCGATAATTTGTATCGAAACAAAATTAAATAAGTTATTATATAAATATCCGCATTATGGAAACAACGAAAATCGTAAACGATCCTCAGCAACTTACTCTCTTTGGGGAAAGAACTCCGAGAGCGGTGATTTACAAGAGTGAATCCCACAAATTGCATCAGGCTTTCAATGTTAAAGCTGGAGAGAAAATTGTACAAGGTATGCCGGTAGCTTTAAATGAAGACGGTTTGATCTACCCTTGTACTGACCCGTCTACTCAAGTTTACTTGGGTGTGGCAGTAACGGATAACGTTAACCCGGCTTATCAGCCTCAAAGAAACTCCCCAGTAGAAGTAACAGTGGCTGTAGAAGGTTATATGATTTGTAACTGGGTATCAAACGGAACTATCGAAGCTGGCTATGTAACTCCCAATGGAGAATTGCTTAACGACCGTTTCGTTAAGGCTAATCAAGGTATTTCAACTCCGTTCATTGCCCTCAATCCTGCAGAGGAGGCAAATGAGGTAATCCAAGTACTCATTAAATAAGAGAAAAGAAAGTTATGGAAAATAAGACTGATATTACAAAAATGAAGGCTCAGGACTTTATGAATGAGCTGCCGGAAATGGTAAGAAGCTTGGAAGCTGTTCGTTCCGGTTCACAGGATAAGAAGCCTGTAGAAGTAACCTTTGAAGAATTGGTTACAGGTAAATGGGGAATTTCACAGGATGAACTCTTCGAAAAGGTGGGCATCAATCCAAAGGTTGATACCATGCAGAACATATTTACTATGCCTCAGCAGAATATCCGTTGGATTGTTCCGGAGATTATCCGTGCTGCTATCACTCTGGGTATGCGTCAAGCACCGTTCTATCCGAATATCATCGCTTCAGACCAATCCATTAACGGATTGCAAGCAATTATGCCGATGGTTAATATGTCGGATGCTGCTCCTGCAAAGGTTAACGAAGCAGAAACTATTCCCTTGGGTGATGTTAGTTTCGGACAAAAATCAGTTAGCCTCTTCAAAATCGGAAAGGGTTTCAAACTTACTGATGAAGTTCGTAACTATGTTTCACTCGATGTCTTGGGGATCTATCTTCGTGACTTTGGTGTTCAGTTGGGTTATGCTTTGGATACTCTGGCTATGGACGTGGCTATCAATGGTAACAACCCTGATGGCTCTGAGTCTGCCCCAGTAATTGGTGTATACGAAACAACCAATGGCATTACTTACAAGGATCTATTGCATATTTGGGTTCGTGCTGCTCGTATGGGACGTAACTTTACTACTATGATTGGTGGTGAAGATCAGGCAATTGAAATGTTGAACTTGCCAGAATTCAAAGATCGTCATTCTGGTACAACTGAAGCTACACTGAATGTGAAGTCTCCGGTTCCCAAGAATGCTGACTTCTATATTCACCCGGGCACTCCAGATCAGCAATTATTGTTAATTGATACATCTGCTGCCTTGATTAAGCTTACCGCTCGTCAATTGATGTTGGAATCTGAAAGAATCGTTTCTAACCAAACTGAGGCTGTTTATGCAAGCTTAACTACTGGCTTCTCCAAGATGTACCAAGATGCTACTCTGTTGCTGGCTGCAGGTGAGAAGTTCTCTGAATTCGGATTCCCAGAATTCATGAACGTAGATCCTTACCTGATGGTTAATCTTGAATAAGAACGTCCGATTTCATCTATATAAATTCCCAGAGAGGGTGGGTAACTAAAAAGACCCATCCCCTCTTTAATCAACTTTTATTTTAATCTTAGGAAATATGGCTAAAGATAATAAATACACATTAACTGTTGGACCAAGAGCTTACAGTTTTCATGACCAATTAACTGGTATTACCATTTGTAGAGGAGAAGAAAAAGAACTCACTCGTCGTCAATTCCGTACACCGAAAATTCAGAAGGCTGTTGCTTCGGGTCATCTGATTATCATTGCTGATAAATCGGAAATCGAAAAGTATTCGGAGGCTGACATCGAAAAGTTGGACAAGAGGTTAAATGCCCAGTTTAAAAAGGGCATAACTTTGGAAAAGCTTTCAAAGGGATATTCTCTTGAAGAACTGAAGTTAGTAGCTGGTTTACATGAAATCGTTGCCGAGAAAGATGATACAGTAGAAACACTTCTCCAGGCTTTGCTGGAAGAATTTGAATCTTCTTCTAAAGGTTAATATATGAAAATTACATAAGACAGACTAATATGAAAAATAATCTGGACTTTTTGTACGTTACGTCAGGTCTGGAAGTTTCATTCAGAGTCATATCCAAAGTCCCGGCCAAATCTATTTTTGACTGGGACTTTGGCGATGATAAGGGAGAGGTTTTCAATGGTGGAAGACATGTTTCCTATTCTTATGAAACTCCCGGTTTTTATACAGTTACCTTACACGTAACTAACTCTGCCGGTTTAGACCTTACCGTAGATAAGACTCTGGTAGTTTGTGATTATGGGCATACGGCATTAGCCGATACAATATATAACTTAATCGACCACTATATTCCTTCAGAGATATCAGAGGGAATGACCAGGGAAGATAAATCTATCTACATCACCAAATGGCAATATTATATTGGTCCTCTAGTAAATCACCAAATTCCTGCAGATAAATATACTGATGAATTATGGTATGAAGCACTAGAAAACCAATTAATAATGGAATTGGCAGCATGGGACTTTCTTAATGTGAAGATACTTAATCTATTGACAAGTACTTCCGAATACCTAAGTCAAATTACATCTACCAAAGAGCAAACTGGTGATGGTACTTCTAAACCTGAACTTGCCCGAGGTGATAGGATTAAACAAATCACTACTGGGCCTACTGAAGTTCAATATTATGATACCTTGGCAGAAGCTGCAAGCTCATTATGGAAAACACTTTCTCAAGCAATGCAACCAGGTGGCTTAATAGATGAATTAAGAAAGAACCTTTGTATGTTAGCTTCAAGATTGGAAATATACCTGCCGTTCTGTGATGCTGTATCACGAACCGTAGTTCCTCGAGTAGTTAACCGAAGGCAACCAGGTGTATTGGATGGACCTAATCCAAGTACTCCTGTGAAAGGTGGTAATAAATCAATCCTTACTGAGTTATGACAAAAGAACCCTGGAGAATGGTAAAGAACCGCTCTTGGGATAGGTACAAGAAAATTATCACTGACTTCTTAGATTGGGATGCCGGTAGACAAACCATCACTTGGGCAAAAAACGTTAACCAACTTCTCAGCCATGCTGAGGATAGTATACCAAAATATTATAACATCCAAATCGAGGCATTATGTTACTACAATGCTTTCAGAAACTGGCCTATCAATAAGGCAACTATCACTGGAGAATTGGATGACGAAAACTTATCAATACTAATTTCTAAATCTTATATAGAACAAATCGGTTACCTTACACCGGAAGGTTATTGGGATTTTAATTGGGAACAAGATAGGTTTGTAATTAACGGTATAGTTTATAAGCCATCAGGTGATACTCAAACGGCTCAAGCTAAGGATGAGGCTTTGGTTTTCATGGTTATCCTAAAGAGAGACCGAGATACAAAAGTAGAATTTGTAGAATAAAAATAAAGTATATGGCAAAGATGTTAGTACTGAGGTGGACACCAATTACTACAAACAATGGGATTTGGTTTGATAGTAACTTGGTTATCCTTAACGGTACCTCTGGAGTTCATATTGAAATGAAAGGTAATGGCAATGATGTAACGGCATTTCAATCGATGACCGGAAACAAATTTGTCACCTGCTTTCAAGATTACTTCGGGGATATTTGGGATAAGATAATACCTCATCCTGGTATTGGCCAGGTAATTAAGTTCCGGGTAAATAGGCTTCCTGATTATGCTTGCATACGGGGAGATATTGAGGACGGTGGAGATGTAGACCCAGAAAATCCAGACGTACCAAAGAATGCTTTCTGCGGTTCAGAAGGAGAACCTTTCAGAGATATCGATTCTGAATTCTTACTGGGTCGTCAACGTGCAGTAATTAATCCTTAAATTTTTAAAAATATGTATGTAAGTAAGTATTATACCTGCGAAGAAATTGACCAGCGGTTGTTACAAGGTTACTACGATGACTTTGTTCGTGCTGGCTTTGCCGGAACCATTAATGAGTTCTGGGCCTTCGTACTTTCTATCAAGGATAAGGTAGATAAGAAAGAAGGTTATGGCTTATCTAAAAACGATTTTACCGACGAGCTTAAGGCTAAGTTGGATGGAATCGAAGAGAAAGCAAACTACATCACTAAAGTTTCAGAGCTTGAAAATGACCTCAAGTTCCAAACTGAAGAGGATGTTAAGAAGGCAATCAGTGACCTGGTTGATGGTGCTGATGATGCTCTTGATACTCTTAAGGAGTTGGCAGAAGCATTGGGTAATGACCCCAACTTTGCAACTACTATCACTAATAAACTTACCGAACTTCGTACTTCTCTTAGCGAAGAAGTAAATCGTGCTAAGGAAGCAGAAGCTGCATTGGGTGCTGCTATTGCTGCGGTAGATGATAACTTGAAGTATGCTGCAGAACAGTTAATCACTAAGATTGATACAGTTAAGGCAGACTTGAAAGCTGACATTGCCCGGGTAGAAGCTAAGGCAGATAAGAATGCAGAAGACATCAAGGACCTCAATGATAAGGTAAACGATAAGAGCGATGAAATCAAGGATGAACTTAAGAGCCTCATCCAACAAGAAAAGGACGAACGTATCGCTGCCGATAACGAAATCAAGGAAAGTGTAAATGAACTCAAAACTCTTCACATCAATGACAAGGCTGCTCTTGAAGCCAAGATTGCTGAAGAGGTATCTAATCGTACGAATGCAGATACTATTCTGGATTCTAAGATTAATGAAGAAATCACCAATCGTCAATCCGATACTCAAGCATTGCAGAGTAAGATTGACCAAGAGGCAGTAGACCGTCATTCTGAAGACCAAGTTCTTCACAATGAAATTTCTAAAGAGGTAGCTGACCGTACCAATGCAGATAATGCTTTGCAAGGTAAAATTGACCAAGAAGCTCAAGCTCGTACTTCTGCAGACCAGGTACTTCAGAATAATATTGATTCCGAAGCTACTGATCGTGCTGCTCAGGATTTGGTTTTAGACCATAAGATTGAGGATGTAAAACTCCAAGGTCAAGCAGATAAGGCTCAGCTGTTGGAAGCTATTGCTACTGAAACTCAGGCTCGTAAAGATGCAGATGCTGCCCTCGATGATAAGAAGGTAGATAAACGTGAAGGTTATTCATTGACTAAGAATGACTTCACGGATATTCTTAAGGCTAAGCTTGACGGTATCGAAGAGAAAGCCAATTACATTACCAAGCTCTCTGAGTTGGTTAATGATATGGACTTCCAAAATGAAGAGCAAGTTAATGCTGCTATTCAGAAAATTGTAGGCTCTGCTCCTGAGGTACTTGATACCTTGAAGGAAATTGCCGATGCCCTTGGTAATGACCCCAACTTTGCTGCAACTATCACTAAGAAGTTAGCTGCCTTAACTGAGGAGATTAACCAAGAGAAGGAAGATCGTATTGCTGGTGATGCTGCAAACAGTGCAGAAGTAGCTACCGAAAAAGCAGACCGCATTGCTGCAGATACTGCTCTTGAAACTAAACTGAAAGAATACATCGACAATAAATCCACTGCAGGTGATACTGCTCTTAATGTGGTTAAGGATAACTTGAACAAGGAAATCCAAGACCGTAAAGATGCTGATGCTGCAATTCAAGCCAGCTTGGATAAGGAAATTGCCGACAGAAAGACTGCTGATGAGGCTTACACTGTAAGTCTGAATAACGTAAACAAACGTGTTTCAGAATTGGCTTTGAGCATTCAGGATTCTATTAACACTCTTCGTAATGAGCTTACGGAACAGGTTAATGCGAATACTACTGCTATCGCTACTAATCAGCACGATATTGAAAGGAACTCAGAAGCTATCACTAACTTAACCAAGACTGTAGGCGATAACTACAAGGAAGTTAAGGATATGATTAACGAGGAAATCGTTGACCGTACTAATGCTGACAGTGGCTTGAGTTCTCGTATCGATAATGTAAATATTGACCTTAATACAGAACGGGTTGAGAGAACTGCTGCAGACCAAGTTCTTCAGGTAAATCTCGATAAAGAAGTAGCAGACCGTACTGCTGCTGATAAAGCCTTGTCTACAGAATTCACTGCTAAGTTGGATAATACCAAACAAGCTTTGGAATCAGAGGTAGGTAAATTGAATACCAAGATTGACCAAGAGAAAACGGACAGAGCTGCGGCTGATACTGCATTAGGAGTCCGTATTGATTCTCTAGAGGCAGGCAATACGACTGCTATGAATGACCTTAAAGAACAGGTTAAGAATAATACCACTGCAATTAATACAGAGAAAGACCGAGCAATTGCCAAGGAAACTTCTCTTGAGGCAAAGATTGATACCAACCTTCAGAATCACAAGGATGACATGGCTGCTATCAACCAGGATATCCTTACTGAGAAGAACGAACGTTTGGCAGGTGATACTCTGTTGCAAACCAATATCGATAAGGAAGCTACCGAACGTGCTAATCAAGATACCCTTATTAATAATGCTATTGCTCAGGAAAAGGCAGACCGTACTGCTGCAGACCAGGCAATGGATAATAAGAAGGTAGATAAAGTAGATGGCAAGGGTCTTTCTGCAAATGATTTTACCGACCTTCTGTATGCTAAACTTGATGGCATCGAAGAACATGCAAATTATATCACTAAGGTATCAGAGTTGCTCAACGATTCCGATTTCCAGAACTCAGAACAAGTAGATGCAGCTATCCAAAAGATTATTGGTTCTGCACCAGAAGTACTTGATACTCTAGCAGAGATTGCTAAGGCATTAGGGGATGACCCCAATTTTGCTGCAACCATGACTGCTAAGCTTACCGAATTGGAGAATAAGCTTACTGCCGAAAAGAACTTGCGTGAACAAGGGGATGATAACCTGCAACAATCTTTCACTAACCTGAGTACTACTCTTACCACAACGGTAAACGATTTGAGAACTTTCGTTAGTGAAACTCGTACAGAGTTATTAACTTCTCTGAATGCTACCAATGCTTTGGTAAATCAGAATTCGGCAAATATCCAACGTAACTTGGAACTAATCCAAGGTATTCAAGATAACGTTAATGGTAATTACACTGCCATCAAGGATTTGTTGGAAAGTGAAATTGCTGCTCGTAAATCCGAGGATATCCGATTGGAGGCAAAAATCGACCAGAATACTTCTGACCTAAATACAGAAAGAGAAGAAAGAATTGCTGCTGATAAAGTTCTCCAGGATAATATTGATGCCGAGGAAGCTGCTCGTATTGCCGAAGACAAGAGAATCAATGAACGTATCGATAAGGAAATCCAAGACAGAACCGATGCCGATACTGCATTAGATAATAAGTTCACTGAAATTACCAATGACCATGAGGAAAGACTGGTAGCTGAAGAAGGTACTTCTGATGCTTTGCCAGATACCATGGTTACAGATGTAAGTGCTGTAACTCGTAATGCTACTCAACTTACATTCAAGGTAAAAACTTCTACTAAGGACCAGGAAAATAATCAATATGGTGATGAGGTAGAGGCAACTAAGAATCTTTTGGCAGCAACTCAAACCCTTGCAGGAGTTATGACTGCAGCAGATAAAGTTAAGCTTGATGGCTTAGACCCTAATGCTATTACCGAAATCTCAGCAGCATCCGATGCAGATAAGGTTACAGTTACAGTAACTAAGGATAATGGTTTAAATGATGACACTACCGAAACTTTCGATTTACCCGTAGTATCGGCAGATAAGGCTGGTACTATGACTGCGAAAGATAAGGTAGAATTGGACAGAATCAATACTGCTAACTTTGCTTTGGGTGCAGTTACTCCTAACGAAACAACTGTAGGAATTGCTGCTACTAAGATTAATGTTGAAGATGGCACTACAGTTCAGAATCCAATCACTTTGCCTTCATCTACTCTAGAAAAGGCTGGTGTACAATCAGCAGCCGATAAGAAGTTGTTCGATTCTATACCCGATAATATTATCATCCTATCCGGTAATAAACCCGTTGATGTAGCTCAACAGAGTAGTCATGTTACTTTAACTCATAAGTTCTCTTCTAAAAAAGAGAGTGGTATTTATACCAGTGAAGCTGAAGATTATAAGACTACTTATATCCCAGCAGCAACTCAAACTCTTGCAGGTGTAATGACTGCTACTGATAAGATAAATCTTGATGAGACCTTACCAGATGCTATTGCTCAAGAGGTTCAAGACCGTAAAGATGCAATCGAGGCTTTGGGCAATGAATCTACAGCAGCTTTGAACAAAGAAATCCAAGACCGTAAAGATGCAGATACGGCCCTTGATACCAAGTTTACTAAAGCAGTAGCTGATGAAGCAAAAGCTCGTACAGATGCAGATACTGCATTGGGTGCAAGGATTGACAAAGAGATCTCTGATAGAACAGCAGCAGATACTGCCCTTGATACTAAACTGCAGAATAACCTTAACACTCTAGAAGCTAAGCATGATGCCTTTGTAGCAACTAAGGGTAAGGCTGATGGCTTTGCTCCATTGGATGGGAATGGGTTAGTACCTGCTAACCATTTGCCTTCATATGTAGATGATGTACTTGAAGTATATGCTACCTATGATGTAAGCCCCACTGGAGGTCTTACTAATGTTCAATTATATACGGATGCAGGTCACCAAATTCCCGTAGTTGGAGAATCTGGTAAGATTTATATAAATGTTGCCGATGGTGAACCTCCATACCAATTCCGTTGGTCAGGTACTAAATTCGCAGACAGTAATACTTCGTCTCTTATCATTGGGGAAATCGCAGGTACTGCTTTCGAAGGTAGTAGAGGTAAGCATCTTGAGGATGTGGTATCTAGCATGCCTAAAAATTTAATTAGTAAGGTTTCAATAGCTAACAAAAATAAGCGTAATGTTATTATCTTATGTAACTATTCTGCTACGGATGGTCAAGGGCATTACATTGATAAACCCGATGGGATGGTAATCCCTCTAACTCCAGCCACTACTCAAGAAGCTGGTCTGATGGATGCCGATAGTGTAATAAAGCTTAATCAAACCTTACCAGATGCTATTGAAGCTGAACAAGAGGCCCGTATTGCAAAAGATAATGCTCATGATACCTTTAATAGTTCTCTTCCAGGAATTATTCTTACTGGATTCACTCTTACCCATAATTCAACTAATGTAAGAGCTACTCTTAATAATAAAACTAAGAGTGCAGAGGGTAAGACTTATGAAGGTGCTACAGATTTAATTAGAGATATACTTGCAGCAACTAAGACTACTGCAGGTGTAATGACTGCAGCAGATAAGACTAACTTGGATAATACCGTACAGGGGTTGGCAAATGAGATTACTAACAGAACCAATGCTATCAATTCTCTTAGAACAGAATTGAAGACTTATATCGATGAAGCAGTAGGTAATACTGATACCGACTTAACTGCATTGGAAACTAAGGTAAATCAACATATTGCCAATAAGAGTAATCCTCATGGAGTAACCAAGGCTCAGGTAGGTTTGGGTAATGCTGATAATACTTCTGATGCTAACAAACCAGTATCTACTGCTCAGGCTTCTGCTATTGCCGATGCTAAGGCTGCTGGTACTGCTGCTCAGACTTCTATCAATAACCATGCAGGTAGAAAGGATAATCCTCATACGGTAACTAGAGCTCAGTTGGGATTGGCAACTACCGACCAGGTAGTATTCGCTAAGACTACTGCTCCTTCTGGTTTCTGGAAAGAGTCTTCTGATGAAAGATTGAAATCTAACATCAAACCGTTAACCCATACTCTGGAACAAATTTGCAGTATACCTACAGAATCCTTTATCATGGATGGTAAGGAAGATGAAGGTACCATTGCACAAGGTCTGGAAGCAGCTGGGTTTAATAACTATGTGGAAGAAGACCCAAGAACTAAGGACTCAGTTCCTAATCCTGAGGAATTCGAAACTGTTGTTATCGATGGTGAAGAATACGTACTCGTAAAACAAGTTAAATATCATAAGATGTCGACCTTGGCCATCGAGGGTGTTAAACTTCTCTATGATGAGATTAAGGCTTTGAAGGCAGAAATTCAGGAACTTAAAAATAAATAATCATGGGAGAGATAGCAACCTGGAGTGCTGTCAAAACTAAAGTAGGCCTTGGTAAGGATGGCAATGACTGTCCTACCAAGGCTGAATTGTTAGCACTCTCCCCTACAGGAACAGGGGAAAGTTATGTGGGGTTGGAACTATCCAATGCCAGTTCCTATGGAAATAATGAGACTGTAAAATTAGAGGATATACACAAGGTAACTTATAAGTATACATTTACTATAGGTAACCCCTCTTTAAACTTTCCAGCTATAGGCGGAGCTAGTACTCCAGCTTTTTTTAATACGGTTTCTACTAAGCAAAAGTATTGGGATGGGGTTGCACAAGGTTCACCCACTACAGTAAGTATGAACTTCACTTTGCCCTCATGGGTAACCCAGGGTTCTACATCTTATATTGCTTCAGAGAATACCTCTCTTACAAATAGGTCTGCTACAGTTACTTTTACTCAAAGTGAATCGAGTAAAACCATGACAGGCACTTTTACTCAAGCTGCAGCATCCCAATCTTGGAGTTATGGTTGGAGTGTATCACCTACCTCTATGTCATTTGGGGCTACAGGAGGTACTAAAACCTTTACCGTTACTTCTTACAAGCAAGAATTGAGAAATGGGCATAATTATGGTAACCAAATTGCTTTAACTTATACTAGAGCCAACTCTGGTAGTGTATCTGGAAGTGGTACTTCTGTAACTATGGGTAATAATACTTCTACCAGTACACGAAGTGGTACGGTAACCTTAACCCAAGCTGAAACAGGGAAGAAGTTAACCGTATCTTGTTCTCAGTCGGCAGGTTATAAAAGCTACAGTGAGATTACAGCAAGTGGAGGTGCAGTAACAGATATCCCTGCAAGTGGAGGTACTAGAAGTTCATTCTCTACTATGCCCTCATATTCTCAAACTTGGGGATGGAATGGTTCTACAACGGGAGGAGGTACGATTACAAGTGGTGCTAGCATTAGTTATGGTACTGCAGTTAGTGCAGGTTCTTTGGGAACTACGGTTAAATCTAGAACCCAGGTAGGAACCCTTACTGGTACCTTATCACTAAATGGTAAAACCAAATCTGTAAGTGTACCAGTATACCAGGCAGCAAACGAATTTACTGGGTATACCTATGGTTCTTGGAGTGTAAGCTTAACGGCAAGTTCTTATACCATCAGTAATACTGGAGGTAGTGTAACTTTGTACCCCAGTGCAAGTAGACCCAGGTATGCTAACTATACCTCAGGTTCAAATACAAGGGATGGCTCTGATAGTGCTACTCCAAGTTTAAGTACCAATGGTACCTCAGGATTTAGTCTATCAGGTACTACACTTAGGGCTTCTGAGAATACCAGTACAAGTAGTAGGTCTATTAGAGTCTTTGCTAACTATGATGGGGCTTCTGATTATGTAGATATTACTCAGGGTGGTGCTAGTGTAAGTTATAATTACTACTTTTATTGGAATGGTGCTGATGCAAGTGAATCCATTCACCATGCTGCTTCAGGGGATACTTTATCTAAGATTTTTATATCCTATAAGAAAAAAGTAATTAATGGTTCCGAAACTTCAGATACTTATGATGTAGGTGTAAGTTTGTCTGGTACTCCCTATTGGTCTTCTGTTACAGTTAGTGGTAAGACTGTATCAAGTAAAGCTTCAGAGAATTTCGAAGAATCATCAAGATCTGCTAGGGTTACAGTTACTCAAAGGGAATCAGGTAAAAAACTTACACTTGATATTACTCAGAATGCTGCAACAATTACTTATGAATACGTATTTAAATTTAATAAATAGAAAATGATTATGGACGAAAGAACATTGATTTTCTAAAAGTTACAAAAGGGTGAAGTAATCTTTACCTTAGAGAAAGACAGGAGGTCTGGTTATCCCATTTTCGATACCGCAAAGATTGTGAAGGTAGGCGAGAGTAAACCCATGGCATCTGGTACTAAAGATGGCTTTGTTAACAGTATCGAATTAGTGATCCAAGATTCTGTATCACAGCTTACAATATACCTACCTTCACAATCTGATGAGGGTATTTATAATGGGGTATATTATACTACCGATATAGTGAATATAATTAATGAGGTTACTATACAAAAACAAAATGCCTTAAATATACTTAACAATCGACCAAAGTTTGAGGCAGTTGTTTCTGAATGTGATAATATTCTCAATTCAATTAATCAATCCCAATCTGCTCCAAGTAGACCTGCTCCGGAGTTTGATGAATTTCGGCAATATATCGATCAACGGATAACCACGCAAGAAACTCTTTTACAAAGGATTGCTCAGGAGTTGGGATTAGATAAACCCAAATAATAAATAAGAATTATGCCAAGTAAGTCGGTTAATATTACACTATCGACTCCAATTGGCTCTCTAGAAATATACGTAGACAAACGAGAACAAGCTCGTGCAGAAAGGTTGATTGCCAAAACTCCAAGTATCTTAACTAAGGGTTATGCGAAAGGTACAGAAAAGTTTGGTAATCAACTTCTTCGTATAGTAAGACGAAGTTTGAATACTGGTGTACCTCCAAGGGGTTCCGGAGTATCTTGGCCACCACATGCTCCTGGTACCATAAAGAAGTATGGGGACCATACCATGTTAAATCTTACGGGGCAATATGCTCGTTCAGTTACTTTGGTAAAAGGTAAGAAAAGAACTTTCGTCGGTTTCCCAATTGGAATCAAAAAGATTACCTATACGGGTAAGACTTCAAGAAAAACTTTGAATCAGATAGCTATCATGTTAGAGTATGGTAGTAGAGATGGTAATTTACCACCTCGTCCTCTCTGGGCTCCTGCATTTAAGGTTGCTGGTGGAAAAGCTGCCTTACAAAAGGAAATACGTAATGAAGTTAGAAAAGAAATAAGGAGGATTATATAATGGCAGTAGATTTTGAAATATCTTCACTATCAGGAACTGGTACTGCTACCATTCGTGTAAAACCGAAAGCAGTAAATACAGAACAGACCTTAAAAGAGCAGGTCCTCAAGGTAGTAGTTCAGGGTGTAGAAAGGGAAGTAACTCTGATACAAAAGGCTGCTCCTAAAATAGTAGAGACCTGGGGAACTTATTTTAGTATCACTCCAGAAACTACTTCCCATACTTTCGAGGGTACTAAAAAGGGTGAGACCCTAGAAATAGGTGTATACAGTTACCAACAGAAGTTTATCGATAATAATCCTCAAGATGAATATCGTGCTGTAGATTGGAAAGTTGAAAGCTCCTCAGATTGGTTAGAGGTAACCCAAGAAATTGGAGAAGCTAATGCCGCAGGTAAGCTTACTATCAAAACTAAATCTACTAATCAAGAACATAACCCCAGTAACTATGACCCCTTGGAAAGAACTGCTATAGTTAAGATTATCTCACAGCAAGAACCTAACTCAGAGATAGTTTTAAATATAACTCAATCTCCAGGTACTAGAACTACTAAGTATGGCTTTGAACCAACCCCGAATATACCATTCCCAATTGGTGGTCAAAATACTAGTACTGCTCAGATTAGTAATGTAAAGGGTTATCAGTATTACCTTATCAACGGTATTCAAGTTGCTAAATTTGTAAAACAATTTAAGATAACCGATATAAATAAGACAATAGAGGGTCAATTCCCTGGAATTATTGGTTCTGAACCAATACCCTTTAAAGTATGGCTTACCGATTATCCTTCAAATATTGCTACTCAATGGGTTAGTGAATTAAATTGTGTTGGTCATTTACAAACCATATTGAGTGGTTTTGGAGGTATTCAGGTAACTTATAATGGGTATATTAATGACAATGGCAATCAAAGTGTTCAGTTAAATATTAGATTAGGATTTTAATGGTAAACTCAGAAGAAATAGTAGAAAGAACTTTTTATATCTCTCTACTTAGTACAATGTTAGAAATGGGTCTTACCTTAAACCCAGAAGACTTCTTACCTTTGTCTCAAGAAAACGAAAAAAGATTTCAAGAGGCAATCAAAGGTATGAAGAAGTTTATACCACTTTTTGGTATAGGGAATAATCAAGTAAAAGGCCCAAAGACTCTCCCAAGAATAACCATAGAACTACAAGGTTATTATGCTGGAGATATTGGTGTGAATAAATACATCATTGGTGATAAACTTGAGGATGGTAATTACCAAGCTTCAGAGTTTCCTTATGAAACAAAAGATATCACCATAGATGTACATCTAGTTTCTCAAACACAAGCCGATATGAGGTTGCTACATACAATCTTATATACTGGCTTACCTGCTAGAGGATACGTGAGACCATACTTCAATGACTTAGAGGAATGGGAAAAGGGCAGGCTTGCTCCCACCGGAAACCTATTCATTGAGATTGGTAATTATTATGACCATCAAGATGTAGAACATGGTATACTTGAGAAGGTATACACTTATGTATGTAAAGACGGTATTCTTTCAGAAAAAGCTTTGGGAGAAGGTACTCTTACACCCATCAGGGATATATCAGTTCTTATTGGATTGTTAGAACAAAACGAAAATGAAATGTTAGAGTTAAAAGTACCTAAGGTATAGGTACAATACTCTAGGGTATAAATTAAACAAGTAATTAACTTTAATCACAATAGAATTATGCCAACTTCACCTCATGTTGATTTTAAGTTTAAGAACAACAATGTTCTTCAAACTACTCCTATGTTAGGAGTTTCTTGTGTATTGGCTAGAACTACTAAGGGCCCTTATGATGACCCATCAGAAATCATCTCTACATTCTCTCAGTTCCAAAGAATCTATGGTTCTGAAATTGTACCCGATGGTTCTGTATCAAATATCGAAAAGGCTTTGCAAGGTGGTTCTAAGCTTCGTGTTATTCGAGTGCTTGGTAAGGGAGCTACTCAAGGTACAGTAGCTGCAACTGCGGGTAAAGCTAAAACAGTTGCTAAATCCGAAGAGGAAGGTATAGCACCTGCTTCTGCTACTCCAGACCCTGCTACTCCTGCAGCATTGATAACCATTGCTTCTGGGGGAACTACTTATAGTTTGGGATTGGTAACCAAAGGTTATGGAGACCCAATCGGTAGTACTGATACCTTCCAGGTAGGTTTCTATAAACAATCCAATACCTTGTATTATAGAATCTATTCAGGCAATGGCCAGGTACTTGAACAAGGTCCGGTAGTAACTTATAAAACTGCCGATGATAACAATAATACTTCGGTAGATTACCTTGCTCTTAGTGCCTTTGCTAAGAACTCAGAGTATATCAAACCGGTAGTAGTTGCTGGTTCATCTTTTGAGAACTTAATCAAATGGCTTACCGATAGTGTAGATGGTACAAAAAATGCCGTTACTGTAACAGTTGGGGGAGCAGCTCCTTCAGATACCGAGAAACTATTTACCGGTACCGTAGGTAGTGCTGGTTCTAACCCTACTGCTGATGAATGGATCGCTTCATTGGATTTAGTAAGGGACTACACTGACTTTTACCAATTATTCATTTCCCATATCTCTCAACACCTTACTACTGATGCTGACGTACTCAAGGTATATAAGGCTGCTGCAGATATGGCAAAAGAATTGATGGAATGGGTACTGTACATAGAAGTCCCAAAACACTTAACTCATTACACCCAGGGTACTCAACCAAGAGACTATAAAGCTCAGGTTACTTGGGTACAGACTTGTCTTGGTACCGTGGGTAATTCCAAGTATATTGCTTACTTTGGAGGTGGCCTTAAGTACTACAATGAGAACGGCAATCTTCAAGATTCTGATGTAGTAGGTACCATTGCAGGTTTGGGGGATGCTTCTGCTACTCAATATGGTCCTTGGAAATCCTTTGCTGGTATGAACCGAGGAGTTATTGGAGATGCAGTTGGGCCCGTATGTCCAAATTATGGTTCTCCTTCTCGATATAATGAACTGAACACACTTGCTCAGAATTATATCAATGAGATGGTAATCAAAGATACTCCCGATGCCGGTAAACAAACCATGCTATGGCATTGCTTCTCTTCTCAGGTAAAACAGGATTCAGAAAGATTCCTTTCAATCGTAAGATTGAATTTGTATTTGAAGAAGTTCCTTCGTCCAGTACTTAACAAGTATTTGGAAGAACCAAACGTTTGGGGAACTTGGAAAAGAATTTGGTTGGAAGTTAAACCTACATTAGATTCTTTGGTAGATGAAGATGCCATGACAGAATATACTTGGATGGGTGACCAGGATGCAACTTCTTGGGATGATCTTTCCGTAAATAACGAAGCAGATGCCCGTCAAGGTAAATATCGTGCTATCCTTAAGTATAAAGACGTAGTTCCTATGCAAGAGGTAACTATGGAGATTGTAATTGATGCTGCTTCTAAGTCGGTATCAGTTGTAGAAACAAGTAATAACCTATAAACATATAACGATGGGAGCAAAAGTAAAAAATCCCCGGAAGAAATTCCTGTGGAGTATCATGTTCCCCAAACACCCTATCAATACTTATCTATTCCAAAGTTGTACTTTGCCTGATATTGAGATTGACCAGGTGGCTCATGGGGATGTCAATAGAGATGTTAAAACTGCTGGTAGGGTTACTATAGGTAATCTTATCGTAGAGAAACTTATGACTACTGCAGGTTCAGATACCTGGCTTCATGACTGGCTCTATTCTTGCCAAGACCATATAGTTGGTGGTGGCTTAGTACCAAGCCAATATTGGGAAACGGCTATTGTAAACGAACTTGCCGAAGATGGAGTTTCGGTTCTTAATACCCACGTCTTCGAAGAGGTATGGCCATGTAAGATTACCGGCTTAGACTTGGACAGAATGGCTTCAGAGAATACCATAGAGTCCATAGAGTTCTCGGTGGGTACTGCAGACAAATACTAATTCCTTAGTTTATTTTCACTAAGATTCGGTGGAGGGGTGGGATTCCTGTGATAGGAGCTCACCCCTTTCTTGTTGTTATACGGAGTACTATGAACATTTGTAAACATTAAATATATCAAAATTATGGAATTTAGAACATTTAGATTTACCGGACCCTCTGGTTTCGAATATGAAATTAGAGAACAGAATGGAGCTGATGAAGACATTCTCAGTAACCTTTCAGACATGAAAACTTTAATGAACCTTACCAAGTTCATTGCAGCAATCGTAATTAGAACTACTGCTACCCCTAATGGGAAATTAACTGTAGATGATGCCCTTAACTTACCAGTCAATGACCGTTATGCTATTATCTTCAATTCTCGTATCTTCTCTTTGGGAGAGGAAGTAGAATTCGAATATGATTGGGGCAAAGAGAATGGGGGTAAGATTACTTATGGCCAAGACCTTCATGAGTTCCTTTTCGATTACGGTACTACTCCAACTGTAGAGGATTTAAATCAGAAGCCAGATGCTATCCCTTATTATCCAGAGGGAGTTAGATTGGTAGACCATGAATACACTCTTTCATCTGGCAAGAGGATTAAATTCGATTGTATGACTGGTAAGGGAGAACAAGAGTTCATGAAGTTGCCTTTGGATAAACAAACTAAGAATGCTCCTCTTCTTTGCCGTAATCTTCACTTAGAGGTTGATGGTAGTTGGGAGAAGGTAGAAAACTTTACTCCGTTTACTGCAAAGGATATGGCTGAGATGAGAAAGCATATCTTATCTATGGACCCTATCTTCAAAGGTGAATCTCATATCACTAACCCAACCACCGGAGAAGAAAGAACTTATCCTATAGTTTGGGCACCGAATTTTTTCTACCTGACGGAAGAGTAATGTTAGAGAGTGATTTTGTTTATATCACCAGAGCCGAGATAGCCTTAGACTATTTCGGCTTTTTACGTCTTCCGTACCGAATAAGGAAAATATTTAAGGAAATGGCCGAACAATATTATAAACAATTAAAGAAAAGAAAATAAATTATGAATACCAGTAGGAGTATAGTAGAGGTCGGTGTTGCCATGGTATTAAAAGACCGATTCTCTCAAGAGGCTGGCAAGATATCTGGGTCATTCAGAACTATGATGAATGACATGAGTACCTGGAATAGAGGTATACAGATGTCAGCTTCTAATACAATGGACTTCGGAATGCAGCTCGTAGGGGGAATGGCAAGGGCCTATAAATACTCTGCGGGTGTTCAGAATGAAGTTTGGACTGCTTCGAAAATTGCTGGTGCTACCATTGCAGAACAAAGAGAAATGTTACAATTGGCAAAAGATGTCAATGAGATAACTCCTCTTACTGCTTCGGATGTTGCATCAGGACAAAGATACCTGGCTATGGCGGGTAATAAATTCGATGCTATTAAAGAGATGATTGGGCCAGCATCTAAGCTGGCTTCAATCTTTACAATGCCAGTGGGACAGAAAGGTGGTGTAGCTGACTTGATGACTAATATCATGTCAATGTACCAAATCCCAATGGGGGAAGCCGCTAGAGTAACAGATGATTTATATACTGCAGTTACTAATGCAAACATATCTTTAACAGACTTAGCCCAGTCCATATCTTATGCAGGAGCAGATATGGCAACTGCTGGAGTAGACCTTCGTCAAACGGCTGCTGCTATTGGTGTATTGGGTGATATGGGTATACAGGGTTCTATGGCAGGTACCTCACTGGCCAATATGATTCGTTACTTACAGCTCTCTCTTGTTAATCAAAAAAAGAAAGGCTATAACGCTTTAGCAGACCTGGGCTTAAGTCCAGATGAATTCTTCGATGCTCAGGGTAATCTTATAGACCTTTATACTATCTATCAGAAGTTTGCTAAGGCGGCAGTAGACTTACCTTCACGGATAGAAACACCAACCTTCTTCAATATCTTTGGTGTTCGTGGTAATCGAGGCATGCTTCCAGTACTTAGAGATATTGCTTCTGGTAGAGATAAGATGGGTAAGATACTTGCAACCTATGATCAAAACATGGGGGCAGTAAATAGACTTAATGAAGAACGTCTTAAAACTGATGCGGGTGTTATCGACCAATTCGAATCGAGTTTAGAAAACTTAACCGTTACTGCAGGAGCGGCTTTGGGTAGAATATTTACCCCAGTACTCAATGTGGGTAATTCTATCATCAAAGTAATAAATTCTATCTCTGAAACTTGGGCTGGTAGCTTTGCTCTTAGAGTAGGGGCTACAGCAGTAGTAGTTGGTACCATCGTTGCAGGGTTTAATACTGTGAGAGGTATTATAAGGTCGGTTGGATATTTACAAACTATTGCCACTGCTTCTACTGAGGGTATGTCTGCAGCAGCTATTAAGACGAACACCCAATTTGCTATTATGGAAGCTCATATGATAAGTATGGTAAATCTCATGAGGACTATGGTTCAATTGCAGATGATGATGGGGGGAGTTAGTATAAACAAAGCTGGTAGATTTTATAATACCAAAACCGGTAGATATGTTAAAACACCCAATCCAGGGATGTCTCCAGCCACTTCACTCATTGGAGGTGTAGTTGGAGGTACTGTAGCTAACCAAGCTGGTAAACAAGCTGCTAAGACTGTTGCTACTAGAAGTTTAGCTTCGGTAGGTGGTAGGTTATTAGGGTTAATTGGTGGACCCTGGGGATTAGCTATTACCGTAGGTTTACCCTTATTAATAGAAGTAGGTAGTAGACTTATAAGTTCTGTTGATAGGAATACCGATGCTCAATCTAAAGAAGACCCCTCTGCTATCAGGGCTCAAAATGAAGAAAGGTTTTTAAATGCTATGAGAGCAGCTATTAGAGATGGATTAAAAGATGGTAAGATTAACGTCAGTGTAAATGGGGAAATATTAGGAGATTACTCCTTGGGCTCTCAGCAAGATTATACAGGTGTGGCATTAGGACTTTAAAATTAAGATACTATGGCTAGGATATTAAATAAAGCAGCAGGTAAGGTTGTTGAAAAATATAATGATCTTACGAGGGATACCGCAGGGGTTCTTACGGGTCCCCTAAATAAACTATGGAGAGCCAGGATATTACTCAATAGGACTACATCCACACTTCCAAAAGATGATGCTCTAAAGGGTAAACTCTATGACCCTAATGGGGTTGTGGGAGAGGCTCAGATATCTTCAAAGAATCCTACATTAAATAAACAGCTTCAAGCTAAGTGGAGGATGGAATTACAATTCCCCCGAATGGAAGAGGGGGAAGGAGTAGACCCAGCAAAAGGGAATAAGAACACAACCAATTATAGGAACTTCGAAGTCAAATCGGATATTAAATATCAGAATCAGGTAAGGATATATAATTTGACCGCTAATCCTACACAGTATATTACTCTACAGAATAGACCTCCAGAATTGGACTTTCGGGGTGAAACCACATGGGCAACTATTAAGTCCATGGGACGTAATACTCCTATGTATCATTATACTGGGTCTGAGGATATAATCCAATTTAATGTATCTTGGTACTGTAATGACCCTAATAATCCAGAAGAGGTATTAAATAAATGTAGGTTATTGGAAGCTTGGTCTAAATCTAATGGCTATCAATCGGCTCCTCCGATTGTTAAGATAGAATGGGGGGATTCGGGTATATTCAATAATCACTACTACATTATTACTTCGGCTACTTATACTTTGAAAAATTTTCAGAATGGCAGTAGGATTAGGGTTCCTGGGAAACCCGCTACTTTTGGAAATGGTAGGTTATTACCTGCAGCAGCTACTCAAGAATTAATATTCAAGAGAGTAAGTGCATATAACTTATCCTATGGAGACTTTATAAATTCAGATTCACTTAAAAAGACGGAGGGTATTAAATTATGATAGATGTTAATCAATATCTGGTTGGAGATAGCCCTTATAAAAATGCCTATGCTCTAAACTATGGAGATGGGGATTATTCCCTAGAAGCTCCTATCCCCTCAGTTCCTTCATCCTCAAATGATATTCAGCATACGGTTAAGGATGGAGAAACTCTTCAGAATATAGCTTTTAGGTATTACGGAGATTCTGGGAAATGGTATATTATTGCTGAGGCTAATGGTATACTAAATCCTTTTAAAGAATTAGAAAGTGGAACCCTTATAAGAATACCTTCTTATGGCAGCTAAACAGAAACCCATCTTATATAACGGTATGGGACAACCCTACCTGGCTTTGTTTGATTTTAGAGGTATGCCAATAGTAAATCCCATTACTGGCATACCTCTTGGAGCTTATATTAGTACATGGAATTATAGGTATGATGAAGAAAAGGAAAATTTAGCTACTATAACCTTTGATACTGGTGACCCAGATACTGTAGATATAGACTCTTTACAAGAGGGTAGTGTAATATATCTACAGTGGGGATATATATATCCAGATGGGCAATTTATATCTGGGCCCATCAAAACAATCAAGGTTAGAGATTTTGAAGCTAGATTTGATTCCACAGGTACTCATGTAACTATTAAGTGTATTGATTCTATCGGAGATTTAAGATTTCAGCCGCCATACAATTTTTCTGAATCTCCAGGAAATAGTTTATCGGCTTATCTAGATAAGGGATGCGAGAATGGAACTGGGGTAATCATAGAAATATTTCAATAATGGAACAACAAATTAGTAATAAAGTATATGAGTCACTACAAGTGCCTACAGAACATATACGTACTACTACTGGAAAAGTACTCTATGCTAACCGTTACAGTGGAGTAGCAGAAGTAGCAATGCCAGAAGATTTAAAAGCTTTAATAGATAGTGACTTTGGGTTAATCGGTAAAAATATCTTGGTTCAATTAGAACAAAAGATGAAAGGGTATACTAATGGACCATGGTATATAGATTCTAGAGATGGGGTTATTTATATTCATAATAGGAAGTTTCATGAAGAGCCGGTAACTACTTATACCTATCAGGGAGAGAATGGAGAAGTATTAAGTGTCCATTTTTCTACTCAAAAGGTAACTAAACGAGTTAAAGCTACCCTATCTCCAGTAGTGAATCCAGAAAGTAAAGACCTCGAAGTACTAAGTACGGGAATTGATGATGAGGAAAAATTACCTGAGATAAAAGCTAATGAGAACAATGGAGTTTATTATAAGAATTGGCATACCTCAGTTGGCAAATATGGTGCTGAGAATAACCCAGCTGATATCCCCACGATTAGGCAAATGCAAATCAACCATGCTCTAAAGACTGATCCAAACCTTATTGCTGCTATAGAAGCTAGAAGGCAGTTGAATGATGAATGGAATTCAGATGTAGCAGAGTATTCAGCAGCTAATCCTGCTGAAGCTTATCGGCAAGGTAAAGAGAAATTCCTTAATGAACTCAGTACAGATCAGGTACGTAGCATTATTAATAAGACTATACAGAAGGAAGAGTTTCCTTCTGACAGGAGAGCTGCATTGAATGCTGCTCTTAAGAATGTTACTAACGGCCAGAATTTAAAAGAGGATTTATACAATATCCTTAAAGATACCAGATACTTATTTGAAGGTAAGGAACAGATGGAGTATATGGTAATAGAGGATGTTGACCCAAGAGATTATGACCCAGAGCATACACCTAAAGGAGGAGCTACTGCTTGGGGATTGGAAGATGAGGAAAGTGTCTATCGTGGTATCTCAGCTTTAAAGAAAGGCCCTTATACTATGGTCATAGATGATACTCCGGTCATCAAATATAAGAACCCCTTAAATAAGAGCTTAGGTATATACAGTGTTACTGTAAAAGTCCAGCATTGGAAGAAAGCCGATGTAGAGGTACCCTTATATAAACTGTATAGCAATTTATTCAGTAGATATGGAGGAATTGATAAATGGGCTTGGGCAGCTAATGCAAATGCCAATGGTGGTTTGAAACATACTGAGAGTAAACTCATATGTCAGATGCAGGTAGTGGGAAGACCTTTATTAGCCACTTCTCAAGTAATTATTCTTGAAAATGTTGGTAAACGATGGTCTGGGCCCTGGTATATAAAACAGTGTACTCATTCAATGGATCCAGGTCAAGGGTATATAACTAGTTTAGAATTAGTTAGAAATTCTAGTAGAGCAGGTTCTACTACTGCTAAACTTGGATTATCTACTCAATCGGTAGTAGCTAATGATGCTAAAGCTAATGCTAAAACTTCTAAGGGCCAGGATAAGAAAGCTTTGAGTAATTCCAGAGAATTAGATTTAAGCTGGACTTATAATGAGGTAGCTTACTTCATAGAATCCGGTATTATGGATAAAGAAGGCAATGTACTCGACCATAAGCGTAAGGATGAACTTCTTAGAAAGAAAGCTTATTATACGGAAGTATTAGCTAAGACTCCAATAGAAAAAGCTGAGGGTATAGCTATAACCTCTGGTAGTTTAACTACTTCTTCGGGTAAGGTATTACCAGGTAAGATAACTATTAAAGATATTCAAGTACCAGATGATTATTGGGTTAAGTTTGATTACATGGAAGTAGCCTTAAGGAGATTTAAAGAATATATTAAAAATAAGGAGGTGAAGTAGTTATGGGTTATGAAACTGCAAAGATAATAACAGAAGAAGGTATAGAGGGTATCGGTAGATATTACTCTGTATATCGAGGTATAGTTGTTAATAACAGTGATACCGAAAAGAAAATGAATCGGGTTGAGGTATGTATCCCCGAAGTGATGGGTGGTACTACTGCATGGGCTTACCCAAAAGGTCAACATGGTTCTATTAGTGGCGGGTTCAAATTTTTAACTCCCAAAATAGGAGATATAGTATTTATTACCTTTGAATACGGTGACCCCACTAAACCTCTATGGGAATATCATGGTTGGGGAATTAACCAAGTACCACAACCGTTAGATGGCCCAAACAAAATGGGTATAGTTACTCCTGAGGGCAATCTCATTGTAATAGATGATGATAATGGTACATTAAACCTTTATTTCAATGGTAACATAGTTGTATCTTCCGAAGCTAATATAGTGATATCATCTGAAAAGGATATTAATGTATCTTCTGGGGATTCAGTAATATTAAATACGGGTGAGAATGGTGGAGTAATCAATATATTCCAATTAACCGAGAAATTAAATCAAACGGTTAAGGAACTAGAACAACTTCGAAATATGTTCAATTCTCATGTACACTCTGGTGTAACTACGGGACCTGGTTCATCAGGCCCAACCCCAACTCAAATAACTAAACCTTTCTCACAATTCGTCGTAGACGATTATGAGGATAAAACCTGCATACACTAATGGAAAAGAATTACTTTACAGACTTAGTTGGTATAGGTGTAACTTATCCTATCCAACTTACAACTAATGAAAATGGGGAAAGAGGTTGGTACCCAGTAAACGGGGATTTTAAACTTATCCGGGATAATATAAGTTCGATATTATATTACATGATAGGTCAAAGATTCCGACAGGAAAACTTTGGTAGTAAACTATGGCAATGTATTGAGGAACCAAACTCACAAGCCCTAAGTTTTATAATTAAAGAGTTTTTAAAACAAGCCATAGGTGCATGGGAACAGAGAATAACCTTCCAAAATATCACAGTTACTAGAGTTGATGCAAAAATACACATAGAAGTAGCTTATGTAATAAATGGAACAAATTCTAGTCAGTACCTCGATATCACCTATGATAAGTCAGATAATTCATTAAATACACAATAATATGGGAATCACAAATAAATGGCTTAACCCATACCAGAGGTCTTATCAACAGATTAAGGCCAAGCTGGTTGAATCCCTTATGGGGCTCAAGGACCCTCAAGGTCAGAAACTCATAACGGATTATTCGGAGGGGAATATCTTAATTATTATCCTCTCATTGTTTGCGGCAATTGCCGAAGTACTTCACTATTATGTAGATAATATGGCAAGAGAAACCTTCCTATCTACTGCAAGAAGGTATGATTCGGTAGTTAAACATGGAGCTCTGGTAGATTATCATGCTCGAGCAGCGATTGCTGCTACAGTAGATGTAATCTTATCCAGAAGTATTACTGGTAATTCCATTGGAGCTAAATTAACCATACCTCAAGGAACTCTATTTACGGATTCCAGTGGTAACTCTTGGTTATCTGCTAGAGATGTAACTTGGTATTCAAATGTAACCACATGTAAAGTACCTATAATTCAACATGAGAAATATACTGCAAGTGCTCTTAATAATATGCTAATACCCACTGGAGACAGGGTAATAGTTCACCTTGGTACATTGCCTAATGGTAAGTACTATGAACAGGGCTCTATGTCTTTACAGATAGGTGGAGAAACTTGGGTATTGGTAGATACCTTTGCAAAATCAAAGCCAACGGATAAACACTTTATGGTTTCAATAGATGAAGCTCTTAACCCTTACATAATGTTTGGGGATGGAACCTTCGGTAAGAAACCTGCAGCAGGTGCAAAGATAACCAATGTAGTATTCTATTTAACCAATGGTTCTCAGGGTAACGTAAAGAGTAATACTATTACATCCGTACCCTCAATCATTTCTTCTTCAATCACTGATGCTACTGTAAGTAATGCTTATGATGCTGGAGGAGGTTCAAACTATGAGAACTTTACAATGCTCAAGGAACATATACCTTTGAGTGTAAAGACTCTGGGAGTAGCAATTACTAAGGAGGACTTTGAAAGCTTAGCTATGTTAGTAGATGGTGTAAACAAGGCTAAAGCCGATTATGAATGCGGTAGAAAGCTTACAGTATACATTAGCCCCGATGGTGGAGCTGTTGCTTCTTCTGAATTAATAAATAGGGTATACAACCTATTATCTCAAAGAGCACCTATGACTACTTGGTTAAAGGTTAAATCTGCAGGCAAGGTTCAGATTATTCTAGAGATGGAAGTTACTGGTAAGAAGTCTTATAAGACTCCAGAGATACAAACTCAAATTCTTACGGCATTATATAATGCCTATTCTCCGGAGCAAGCTCAAATAGGAGGAAGCGTAAGAGTATCAGATATCTATGCCCTGATAGATAATCTATCAACCGTAGATTACCTTCACCTTACTAAGTTCTATATTAAACCCTGGCCTACTACCATTTATGGTAATAAGGAATTAAACCTTGGCCAATTTAAATTGAACAAGGCAAAGGGTTCTATGACTTACTACATAACCTTCAATTCCTCAACTACTTTTATAGTACGTTCAGTATCGAATGGTTATGTAACTACTGGCTCAGTCGGTAGCTCTATTCAGATTATAGATAAAGCTAATGGTTTTGATTTCTCATTGGATATCCAAAACAATAGCTATCAATCAGGTTATCGATATTCTATTACAGTATCTGAACCAAACCATGATTATGAAGACCCTGGCTTTAATTTGCCAGTATTCGAGAATGCTTCACAATTAACATTAACAGTTAACGAAATAGTATAATGATAAACCTCAAAAATCTAATCGACTTTTTACCATTCGAATATAAGGACCAAGATACTTATAAGGTAAATGGTAAAGGCATCTTAGAGAGGTTTCTAGAAATTTGTGGAGAGCATTTTGAAGATTATATTACAAAGGATATTGAGAATATATTGGATATTATCGATATAGATAAAACCCCAGATATGTATCTCAATTTCCTTTGGCAATTTCTTGGAGAAATGCCCTTTGCTTATGGGAACACGATAGATGCACAGAAATGGGCAGAGTACTTTAATGGGTTCTACTCGGATAGTAAACTCCAGGAGTTATCAAAGCTTTGGATAATACCCAAAGAGGGACCTTTTACTTTAACCAGTACTCAGGTAAGAAACATCTTGAGATATTCGGTATCTCTTTTCAAAATAAGGGGTACATCAGAATTTTTCGAGATCATGATGAGGTTATATGGGTTAACCTGTGTAATAACAGACCCAGCAAAAGCCGATGGGTATGATGGTTGGATAAAAGGTCATCCCCACTTTGACCAATACTATCAGTACGATAGTAAATATACCTTTGATAACACCTTTGATTGTTCTCAATGTATTTCTGTAAGTTTTAAACTTACTGGTCATGGGTATACTTCTAATTCTGAGGCTTTTAAAAAATTTAGGGAAGCCGTAGAAAGTTTCTTTACTAGATTCATACCTTATCACGTATCCTTCACTATAGATTATGGTTTTGTAGTAAATGATGGGTATTCGATTAAGGCCGAGTTGGTAAACCCAGACCAACCCAACTTAGTTACTTTAGAAGTATATGAAGTACCAGTATTGGTAACTGTAACCTCAGATTGGGTGAATGCAGATTTGAGATATCAAATATCGAGTGATAGAATTAACTGGGGTTATACTAAACATGAAAGTGGTTCGGTATTTAATATTCCAAGGGCTGGTATTTATTACTTTCGAAGCGTTGGGGATAATTCTAAGATAACCCAAATTACCGTAAGGCAGGAAACTTATAACCGTTCATATACTATTTCTTGTGAGCCCATAACTGGTAAAATAACCCCAACTACTTTAAAGGTTAGTACAAGGGTGATAGCTAGAGTATCCTATAAAGGGACAGAGAAACTTTGTAATGTTCGATTAGTGGGCACCGATCAAGTAAAAATATCGGGCTCAACTTGGGAATTTACAAAACCCGGTACTTACTTTTTTGAGATTGTGGAATTTCCTGTAAAACAAACTTCATTTGTAGTAACCCAAGAAGAAGTTACTTATAAGGTAAGATGTACACCCTCAGAATTTAGAGTTGGAAATAATCAAACTATGAAGGATGCAGTTACTACTTTAACCATAACTTCAAATTACCCAGAGTCATTTACTGGAGAATTATATTGTAGGTTAATAGGTAATCCTAAGACTTTCAAGAATGGGGATAAATTTATTGCTAACAGCTATGGTACTTATAAATTCAAATGTACTTTAGATAAAAGAGAAACTGATGAAGGTGTGGGTATCTTTGAAGTAGTTTCAGGTAAAACTGCTATATATAGGATCAGTATTAATCCATCTACATCTACTCTATATAACGGTTCTGCAAAAACTACCGTAATAATACAATGTATTTCGGGTAATGGTGATGATTACCGAGTTAAAGTAGTAGAAACTGGGGAAACCTTCAATGCTGAAAACGGGTATGTATATACTACTAATAGAGCAGGTACTTATACTTTCCAATCTGTAGCCTACCCAACTGCAAAGACTACTTGGGTAGTTAAGAATACCCCAGTTGTATATCCGAACAAACTAAAGATAGTTCCTTCAGATCCTTCAGATTCAAAGTGGAAAGAACCTAACTGGTCATTACCCGAAAGCCAAATTGATGATACTTATGCAGTATATCAGTTATTGGATGAAGTATCAGCTTGTAAATTTAGCCTTGAAGAAATGAAAAACGGGGTCAATGTAAGTGGTACTGCAACTTGTGATGAAACTGGGGAAACCTATAATCTTGAATCCGAGATTGTATTAACTAAAGCAGGTACTTATACTTTTGTGGCAGATGATGGTTCTTCATTAAGGTGTCAAGTAATATTGGAAGATTACCCTACTATTATAGAATTAACCGTTGACCCAAGTTATGCCGAATTAAAGGGTACCATTAAACAAGTATATTGTTTAATTAGGTGTAGTTCTAATAAAGCCGAATTCGATAGTAGAGTTAGACAAGTTGGCAAAGTAACTACTTTTGATGCTGGTGGAGCCGGATATGAATTTACTACGACTACCGCTGGAGAATACATTTTTGAATCAGTTGCCGATACTTCGGTACGGGCTAAGTTTACGGTAGTAGATGCTGACTTATTAAGCGTTAATCCTCAAAAGTTGGAATGGGAATCAAATGACACTTCTGAGAAGACATTTACCATTACCACTTATAGTAATCAAATGTGGAAAATTGAAGAAGTATGATAAAGAGTGCAATAGACAATGTAACAGAGACTACTACTCAATCTCTGTTCAAGACTTCAATGGTTGGTTTATTTGGAGAATGTACCCAAATTATTTATAACCTTAGGTGGATGATATTACTTGCCATAATATTGATACTTTCAGATTTATGGTTTGGTATATCTGCAAGTAGAGTACAAGGTATAGTCATTCGAAAGTCAAGGGCCGGTAGGAGAACCCTAAATAAGCTGGTTGATTATATTTGTTATATCTTACTTGGGGCTGTAATTGGGAAAGCTATTGGAGAACCCTATGGAGTAGATCCCATAGAAGTATCCATTACTATAATGATATTATGCTATTGCTTCGAAATAGATAGTATCTATGGGCATATATGTGAAATACATGGCATTAAAAAACAATATAGTATCTGGAAGATAATCTTTAAGCTGTTAACTCTCAAATTTAATGAACTCGGAGAAGCTTTCAGGGATATGGCAGAACAAAAGAATAACTTTAAAAATACAAAGAACAATGAAAACGTACTTTAAGTATGAGGGTATAATCAAATCTAAGGAAGCAGCCGAAGCAATTGCTGCCCCTTCTGGTTTGGGGCCATTCTGTGGATTTGGCTCAGCCACCATAAATGGTAATAAATTGGTTGTTTCTCCTCAGGGAGTTTCTGGTAGTAAATTTGCTAATGTAATTAAGGATAGGATTACAGCAAGGTATATGTCTAAAGATTCTGAAGATGGAGAATTACCCGATATAAATTTTGGGTGTATTTCAAGAGATGGCTATATATTTATCTCTGATGAACAAACATTGACCATCGAGAATATTCAGGGAACCCAAGGGTCCACCGATGAAGTATTACTGTTTGCAGTACACACTACTATCTCCGAACCCGTAGATAATCCAGTAGATTTTGTAGCTTATTGGAATGAATCTTCAGAAAGTTTCTATGAGTTATATAAAAAATCTCTAGATATATACTACCCAATTTCTGAAGAGAATCGTAATCCCAATGTACTTAATAATGATATTTATTCGGATTATAGTATGACTCTTAGTAATCTTCTAGAGATGGTAGAGACTGCTTGCCCTTATTATTCTAACAATAAGAATTCTGTTGTTCTTATTGGGATATATGGTAAGGGTACAGATGCTATGACTAAAAGAAATGAGAACTTTGCTATTGTACCCTATCAGGGCAAATTCCAGGAGATCCCATATACTACTGCTACTCACAGTATGATGAAAGAATCCATAACTAAAGTAGAGAAAATGAATACTGGGTTTCCGGTAGAGGATGAAAATGGGAATCTATTGAATATTAAGCAATACATTGATGGGCAACTAGAAGCTCTCAGAAAGGAATTCTCTGATTCTTTGAATACTGCTAGTTTACCCATAGGTTCAATAATTTTATGGGAAACCGATGTAATCCCTGAAGGATGGGCTGAATATACAAGGGCTTCAGGTAGGATAGTAATAGGATATCAGGCCGGAGGTATTCAAATTGGAGACGAGATGATGCTACAGAATATTGGGGATTTCTATACTCCCACTAAAGGTAACTTTGTTATTAAATTGAAAGGCGATGATTTACCAAGACATAGGCATGCTCTCGGTGTATCTAAAGGTAAACAGGATAATGCCAATACCTGGGAGAATGTTAGACCCCAATCTTTCTTTAATAGAGAAACGGGTTTAAATGGAGACTTCGGTAGAGGGACTCCCACCAAGGGTATTCAAGATGGTGCTATTGTAGTAAGTTGGAATTTAATAGGTGAATCTTTCCTACAAGAGACTTCGGTAGATACCTTGACTATCGAAAAGTTACCACCGACTATTACTTTAAGATATATTCAAAAAATATCATAGGTCGTAATTAGTTGTTAATATAACTCATGTGTATTATTTGTATTGTCTAAGTAAACTCTTGTTTTGTTTTTGTTTTGCATAGTTTGTTTAGAGTAAACACTCGGAAAGGGACGTTGGGAAACGTCCCTTTTCTTTTGTGTTAATATCTAAGTTCTTCCTTAGCTCTATCTTCCCAATACTGTATATCCTGTCTAAGTTTAGAAATATATCTCATGGATTCATTAGTCTTAGGCATTTCGAAAAATTCTATGAGCATTATATTAGTAATCCTTGTACTATTTCCGAGTCTCTCTTTAATGAAGGGGGGAGGAGTAATTAATACTTCGAATAAAAGATAAGCATCCGGAGAAAGTTTATTTTTCATATAAGTATACATCATATCTATCATTTCGGATTTAGCTTTCTCTTCTTCACTATCATCTTCTAGTTCTTTGTCATTATCGAATAAATCATCCAGTTTAAAGAGGCTTTGATTATACTCTGCTTGTTCTCCGTATGCAGAACGAAGCAATTTATTCTTAAATGTACTCAAGGAAGCAAGAATCCTTGCTTTGAGATGTTCTTCAGTACATTCACCATAGTATTTATTAAAAACAAATAACATTTTGTCCCAGAAATAAGACTGAATTATATCTGGTGTAAGATTAAACCTTTTATAATCAATCTGTCTGGTAAGATTCCTAATCACTGGCTTACAGACTTTATAAAGTCTATTGAAAGTAGCTTCATCATATTCTTGCATAGGTTTTAATCGATGAAGCTCTGAGCCATTATTTCCTTTACTTTTTCCCATGTTTTTAAATATTCGTTATGCAAATATAAGTATTTTTTCTTATATAAAATAATAATATTAAATATTCGGGAGCTTAAGGTAGTGGATTAGTAGTTTCTAGTTAGTTGTCAACATACTCAGAACTATCTCGGTACTATCAAAATCTATTAGTTTATATAATATTGCAATATAGATATGAAGAAATTTAAAGACAACATCAAATTTAGTTTTACACCGGATTTCCAACTTGAGATACTCCGGTTTGTTTTAAGAGATAAGGAAGGAGGTCTAGTCCTAAAAAGGATTAAAGCTAATTACCTGGTTCTTATTGAGCATGCCCTTATATTTGAGGGTATATCAAAATACTTTAAGAAGCAAGGTAAGATGCCTTCAGAGAATATATTAAAAGAAGTATTAAAAGAATTGCTAGAATCAAAGGCATATATTGATTTGGTAACTAAGGATGACATCCCTAATATCAATAAGTTAATAAGCAATTTATATCACATTCCCTTATCGGATGCAGATTATATCAAGGAAAAAATTTACCAGTTCTCTACCTATGTTGAAATGAAGAACCTGAATGACTCTTTTGATTTAGATAACTTCGAACAATATGAAGAGTATTCAAGGAAGATTGAAAAAGTACTTCAGAAAAGTAAACCAAAGAAAGAGGACGAACCTATATACATGATTCGAGATATTACAGAGAGACAGTTTAAAAGACAATCAGAACCCTCGGTAATACCCTGTCCCTTTAGGCAATTAAATGACCTTACTAATGCAGGAGGTTATCCCGAACATTCTATTAATGTAATATTGGATAAACCTAAAGCAAAGAAAACTTTCTTCATGGTAAACCTTGCCCGAGGTTATCTTCGAATGAAGAAATCCGTATTATACGTAGATACCGAGAATGGTAAAGACCAAATCATGGACAGATTTATTCAATCTAGTATCAATAAAACCAAAAAGGAATTATACTCAGGTGAGTATGATAAACTTGAAGCTAAACATTTAAGAAAGCTTGCAAGATTTGGGGTTGAATTGGTGGTTGAGAGGGTACCTGCAATGATTACTAATACAACTTACATAAAAGAGAGGATAGTTCAATTGCGTAATCAAGGCATCGATATTAGAGTATTAATGGTAGATTATGCAGGTAAGCTTGCCTCAATAGCTGGAGACCGAGAGGATTTCGAAAGGATTTCTAATGTATATGTAGATTTGCAAAACTTGGCAGAAGAGTTACATCTTGATATCATATGGACTGCACATCATATTACTCGTGAAGGTAAGAAGCATAGACTTACTAGATATGATGAAAATGATATCTCTGGTTCAATTGCTATTGTTCGTAATGCTCAAGTTATTGTGGGTCTTAATTCTACCGAGCAAGAAGAAAAAGATAATATACTTCGAGTTGAGATGGTAGTACAAAGGGACGGTCTTTCTTCAGGTAGAGCCTTATTTAAATGTGATGTTGAAAGACAAAGATGTACAGAATTTACAAGAGAACAAAGAAAGAATTATGATGAGATATATGCTAAAAATTTAGACAAGATTATGAACGAACAGAAGGGCAATCCTTCAGCAAATAAAGAGAAGTATGAGAAGAAATCAGGTGATATATAATAGAAAATTATCCCACAATATAAAGGGTTGGCCAGGATATCATATTTCTAAAAGGGGTAGGCTATATAAGTATTATCCTAAAAGAGGTCTGTGGATGTTTATGAAAGGTACTATCAGTAGGAATAGAACTTATCATATTTTAAGAAGATGTGATAAGAGAATCAGGGTTCAGGCTTCTAGATTAGTAGCTTTAACTTGGATTCCAAATCCTGATGGTAAACCCTTTGTGTGCCATATAGATAATAATCCTACTAACAATCATTATAAAAATCTGTATTGGGGTACCCAAGAAGAAAATATACAACAGTGTATAAAAGATAAAAGATTAAGACCTCAAGGGAAAATACCCATAAGCAAATCTCAAATCAGGGAATTAAACGAGGATTATCAATCGGGTTATTCTTTACGCCAACTATCAGAAAAATACCATATAACTCATGTACATAGGTATTTATACCCAGATACTAAATTAAGAAGAAAATGAGAACTAAAAAAGTAAAAGTAGTAAAAGACAGATGGACTGATGATGGATTAGCTTTGGAAATATCTCATAATGGATGGCAAACGACTTCCATTAATAATCTAGATGTTGAGGATTTAAAGAGAATACGAAAAGTAATTCGTAAAGCAATTAGAAACCATGAAAATAACAAATCAGTTTAAGTCTAGACTTAAGACTTATTTTATTAAGAGGTTAGGTGCTTTTGAATATCGAAGAGGCTGGATGAAACTCCCAGTATGCCCATACTGTCATAGGGAATTAAAAATGGGAGTTAACTTATCAATGTATAGAACCAATTGCTTTAGATGTAATGAACATCCGAATCCTTCTCAATTGGTTATGGATATAGAAGGATTCGATACATACCCTGAACTAATTAATTTCTTAAATAGTGGAAAATTTGATGAGCTTGAATTTCACGAAGAAAAGGTTGAACTTGCAGAAGCTAAGCCTTTGTATCTACCCGAAGGATTCAGAATCCTTAACCTTGGCCAGTCACAAGTTGCAAAAAGCATTAGAGGATATGTCAAGAGCCGTGGCTTTGTCATCTCTGAGTTGTCTAAGCATGGAATTGGCTATGCGACAAAGGGGGCTTACTTTGGGTACCTTATTATACCCTTTTATTACAGAGGACAACTTAGATATTATAACGCGAGAAATGTTATCGGGCAAGGTCCTCGGTATAACAACCCTAACAAAGATATCACAGGAGTTGGCAAAGAATTTATCATATTTAATTATGATGCGTTGGAGATGTATAGGTCGGTATACATTTGTGAAGGTGCACTCAATGCCCTTACTATTGGAGATAGAGGAATTGCCACAATGGGTAAAGCTATATCTGGATATCAAGTCAATGAATTACTTAAATCCTCATGCGAAAGATTTATTATATTGCTGGACCCAGACGCCAAGAAATACGCAATCAATCTTGCGCTCAAACTTGTTGCCTATAAAAAAGTCAAGGTGGTGTTTTTACCAGAAGGAAAAGATGTAAACGATTTAGGGAGAAAGGAAACTCTTAGGTTAGTATATCAAACAAGGTATCAAAGTTATCAAGATTTAATTCAAATCCGAAACTCTTTGGAGTAAGGATTACCTATTATATTATATAACTTAAAATATTAATGATATGATGAAGATAATCGATTATGTAGTTAAGACTTCAATAGTTTTGGCTGCTCTTTTAATTATGGGATATTTCTTCCCAGTTGTAAGTTGGTTTGAAAAACCCTAACCAAGGAAGAATATGGTTTTCAGATGTGAGATGGTTGTATTAATGGTGTTTTAGTTTGTAATAGAGTAAAATGAGAGAACCCAGTATTCACATTACTAAGTCTCAATTTGAGGAAATATTAAATACCTTAGAGGTAGATAACTTCCCAGTTGAGGCTTTTTTTGTTATTGCACGAAAAGAGGCAATAAATACTAGAGCAGTGGTTGTTTCTAATAAAGGGACAACTAAGAAAGTAACTAATATATTACTAGCATCTAAGGGTAATGCTTCCCTTGTTGCCGATATATTATATGCTACTCGTATAAAGCTTAAGCATAGAGGAGTTCGTAAAATAAACGAAAGTAATACAAGGGAATGGGCTTTATGTAAAAAGCTTGCTGAGATATGTAATACCTTTTGTGAGGATTTTAAATTTGATACTCGGGAAGGATTTATTAAATACATTGAGACTGGTTTAAAGAGGATGACAGATTATCGTAATGTTATGCAAAGGTTAATATCCATGCAGGATAACATTACTAATCAAACAGAAGCTGAGATTAAATTACAGTCAGCAGATTTAGAACTCACTGCTAAGGTACATGATTACTTTGTAAGTAAGATTGCTAAAGCAACTGGTATATATGAATCATATGAAAAGAATCCTGAAAAGTATGTTCACTTTGCTTATGTAGCAGCATTCTTAGAGGAAGAAGGTTGGGATTATAAGGATTTCATAGATGCTCAGTTTGAATCTCTAGCATGGTGTAATGGTCTACCAGATATTGCTCAGTTATATACTGATAAAGCAGTAGAAAGGTATAATAAGTATTTATATAAAAATAAGAATAAAAAATCCTTAGAGGAACCTGAAGTTGAAGGCTCACTCTGGGAATCTATAAATAAGAAATGAAAATATTAGACAGTGTGTTCAAGAAGGTCGTATATTTCGAAATGAAACGTACTACAATTTAATTGATAATTAAAAACATAACGTTATGAAAGCTTTAAAATTTTTAGGTAACAGAGTAGAGGATGCAGCAAATGCCTTTATTGATGTCCTCAAGTATTCAGACCAGTCAGTAGATTACCCTGATTTCAAGGACATTGAACCTTGGCCAGAGGATATTGTTAATATGTTCAAGGATGCACTAAAGGATAAACCTTTCTCTGAGATTAGTGCTATCCTTATGTATACTCAACAGTCGTCAAGGTTTGAACCTATTGCAGAGCTAATGCTTGGTATTGGTTTAGTAGAAATGAGACACTACGACAAGTTATCAGATTTTCTACAAAAGGCAGACCCCTATGAACAGGATTCTGTGATGGATATCTATCCTAAAGTGGAAATAGGTTTTTCTCCTGAAAGTGCTTTGAAGATTGCCTGGAACTCTGAGATAGAGACCATTGGCAATTATAAGAAAATTATGAATAGTCTAGCCTTATATAGTGAACGGGCTGATTATGATGATGTGATGTATTTGTTGAATAAACTGATTGCTGATGAAGAACATCACATTAAACTCATCAAGGAAGCTATGGGAGTAGATGATACCAAGAAAGGTGTAACTGTAATTATCAAATGAGTAGGATAATCATACAGAATGGGAATATGTGCGAACTGGACTTACCTCTTAAGTTCGCACAGAAACTCTATGCAGAGTTTGCCATTCGTCATCCAAATGCTTTCTACTTACGTACAAGGCAAAGAGGTATGCAGAACTGGGACGGCAAGATTCATTATATTAATAAGCATGGTGAATTTAAGATAGGTTTACTTCCTGCAGTATATGAAAAGTGTATTGAGTATGGAATTAAACCTAAAGTTGTAGATATGCGACAACCATTACCTAAAGTCAATGGAGTTGTTACGAAAATAGGAGAATATAAACTAAGACCAGAACAAGAGAAAGCCGTTAAAGCGGTAATCAATAACAAAGTAGGTAAGGTACCTTTTCAGATTGGTGTTTTAGATTACACCGTTAATGCAGGTAAAACTCTTATCATGTCGTCTCTTTATCTATCCTATAAGAAGCAGTTAAAGACTTTGCTAATAACTAATGACTCTGACTGGTTGAATCAAGCTAGAGATGAATTTAAGAAATACCTACCAGGAGAACAGATTACATTTGTTCAAGGTAAAGTATTAAACTGGAGTAATTTTACTATTGGCATGGTTCAATCTATTTCTCGTAACATGAGATTCTATCAGAATGAACTATCTAAGGTAGATATGGTTTTGGTAGATGAGGCTGACCAAGCAGGTAGTAAGCAATATCAAAATGTACTTACTCGTTTATTTAATACCAGAGTTCGTATAGGGTTATCTGGTACCATTTATATGAGTAAGCTTGCCAAGGATAAAGTAAAGAATATGAATCTTGAAGTATTCTTTGGTAAAGTACTTGCTGAGTTTAAACTTAAGGATTCCATTAAGAAAGGATATTCAACTCGTACAATCGTAAAGATGGTACCAAGTAAACCCTGGTATGGTAACTGGGAATCAGAAGAAGTATCCTATAAGGAAGTATATGATGATTCTATTACCTTCAATAAGTATGCAAGGAGAATGGTTTATTCCAGACTTAAATGGAATCTTAAACAAGATAGATATCCTGCACTCGTAGTATGTAAATTTATTGCACACTGTGAGAATTTATGCAAATACTTTAAAAAGAAACTAGGAAGCAAATATAATATTGCCTGTGTGCATGTAGATACTCCTTCAAAGATAAGACAACAAATAATGAAGGATTTTAGGGAAGGTAAGGTTGATATCTTGGTTTCAACTACAATCATTGCTCGAGGTAAAAACTTTCCTAAGCTTAGGTATTTACTTAATGCTGCCAGTATGGATAGCCAAGAAAAATCTATTCAGTTCCTTGGTCGTTTGGTTAGAACTGATTCCTCAAAGAAAAAGGTTTACCTTGATGACTTACATTATCCAGGTCCTTATCTTAATAGGCATGGTAAACATAGGAAGCAGTATTATCAAAAACAAGAATTGAAAGTTATTCTGTTAGAGAAGATATGGAAGAATCATCCTATTCATTCTTTATGAGAATACCTTACTTAATCTGTTCTATTAAGTACTATGGATAATTACTTTTTCCGGTAGGAGGAAGTAATTAATCTAATAGAGGGACATAGGGCATTATTAATCATTAAATTAAAAGATATGGAATACTTACTACTAATACTAACAGTACTGGGAGTGATAATCGGAATACTTTATCTCTATTCATCTCAGTATGATTACGATGTATATAAATACAAATGTCATCATTACAAGAAGAAATTCAAGGAAAGCGATATAAAGGATTTAAGAGGTCCTTGGCATACTAAGGATTGGACTTGTCCTCATTGTAAATATCAAAATGTAACACTCAAAAGTTATGATTACTAAGTTATATAAGAAATTCATTGATAAGATAATCGGAGAGGAACAAACTCCTCTCCATGTTTTTAACTGTACTACCCTGGTATGGATATCAGATATACAATCAATCCAGGTAATGGCTAATGAATATAAGGTATATTTTGATTTATCTTTCTGTTTAGGGCTACAGGTTAGAGTACTAACTTATACTGATTCTCGTTACTCACAACACTTGGGTGATATCAAGAAACTATTTATTAATGCAATTGGACATTCCTACTTACCCCTGTATGAGTCGGAATTGAAGATTGGAGATTCAGTCATAAGACTAACAGAAAAAATAGATGATTAATTATGGAAAAGAAAAAACAAATGCTTCCTGACTTAACCAAGCAGGATATCCTAACACCCTTGGATATCTCTCAATTGGGAAGTAATGGAGACCCATGCTTTGGTATTGGGTATGATTTATCCACTAAAGAATGTAAATTATGTGGAGACTCAGAACTATGTGCGTTCAAGATGTCCCAGAACTTGAACATTACAAGGAAAGAATTAGAACAGAAGAATCAATACAAAGATTTGGATGTATTAGAAGATACAGTTGGTATCAAGAAATACATCCGAGGCTTGATTCGGAAAGGGAAAGACAGAAAAGAAATTATCTCAAAGACAGTTGAGAAATTCGAAGTACCTAAGAAACGTATTAGAGAACTTTATAGAGAATGCAATGGGAAAGGTCAGTAAGTTAAGAATGATATGGGCAATGTTTAAGTTATATCTTAATAACCCAAATTATTATGTACGGCAGGACGATGTTCTTGCTGATTTGTTTATGCAGGGTGAGTACGACGTAGAAAGATTCTGTCATTCACTCGGAGTAACTCCTCAACAAGGATTAACCTTTGAACAACTTTTAAAAAAATGTAATATATTATGAACAGATTTAGATTTATCAAAGTACGGGAGGTAATATCTCCCAACAGAGCAAACCCAAATGATGCTGGGTTAGATTTTTATGTACCAACCAATTTATATCCAGAGCATATTCATTCTAAAAATGAATTCGACTCAGAAGGTTATAATTTAGATGTTCCTTTTGGTGAAGCCTTTGTAAGGCATATAGCTTTAAAACCTGGACATCGTATACTTATCCCCTCTGGTATCATGGGATTGCTTGAACCACATGTCTCTATGTTAATGGCTGCTAATAAGTCAGGTATAGTCACTAAGCAAGGTTTACTCTTTACAGCTGAGATAGTAGATTCTCCCTATGTAGGAGAGATACATATCGGAGTATATAATGCTTCTAATAAGGCTCAAGTTATCGAATGTGGCAAGAAGCTTGTACAGTTCATACATGTTCCCATCTACATCACAGAGCCAGAAGAGATTCAACAAGAAGAATTCTATACTGAGTCTCAAATGTGGGGAAGTAGAGGAGATAAGGGATTTGGTTCATCTCAAAATAAATAAAATAGTGGAAGATAATATATTAGGATTCCCAGGATATCATATTACTTGGGAGGGTAAGCTTTATAATAAGGGACATCCCGTAAAGACTTTCTTCCATAAAGGATACGAACGTACTAAACTTAGAAATAATAAGGTATCTAAGAATGTAAAAATACATAGATTAGTAGCAGAAGCCTATATACCTAATCCGAATAATTTACCAGTAGTAATGCACTTAGATGACAACCCTTTGAATAATCGTTTAGAGAACCTTAAATGGGGTACTCAAAAAGATAATGTATATGATGCCATTAATAAGGGTAGGTTGAAATTAAAAGGTATAAATAATCCTATGTATGGAGTAAGTAGAAGAGGTCTATTTGCTCCTCATACTTCATTAACAGTACGTAGTATTCGAAGATTAGAGAGATTGAAATTAAAAGGTAATACTAACAAGTACATAGCTAAAAGGTTGAAGGTTAGTAATGCTACTGTTGGTAATTATCTTAATGGTAAACATTATAAAAGTTAACATTTTGGATATAAGAAATATAAGTGAACCAGTACCTAAAGTAGAAACTAATGGGGTACTATTAAAGATGTATGAATTGGGGTTAGAACAATTGCAGGGATATAGGCAAATAGAGCAGTTACCTGATTATCCATTTGATATCAATAATGCAAAGAACCAGGTAATACTCAAAGACTTTATAGGAAGAGTAATAGAAGAACTCACCGAGGGGTTTGAATCTACCGAAGAAGTATTTGAATTATGTCAGAAGAATGGTTGGAATATCGAGATGCTCAATGAAAACGAATGTCAATCCCTATTGAATTCTCTTGCTAATGCAAATGAAGAACAAGCAGATGCTTTAGGCTTTTTCTTTACTCTTCTAGTATATTCAAATATACTTCCCGAAGATATACTTAGTTATAATAAAGCAAAAGACTTATTTGAAGTGATGGCTATTGGGGTTAAAGAACTGGTAATCAAATATTCAGATTATCAGAACTTATTGAAATTCGACATTATCTGTAAAGAGGATTTCTATGAGGATGAAGGTAAGTGGGAACATATAAATTCCTATACTCCAGGCTTTCACCAGATGAACGAACTATCCCATGAAGCTGAGAAATTATACCTATGGGAAGTAATCTATGAACTCAATAAAGCTAGAAATTTCCTTAAATGTAGACCATGGAAACAAACTCAAGTGATGACTAAGGAAATAGATTTTCAAGAATCCTTGGTAAAAGCTTTCTATCTCTATATGGGATTCTTAGCGATGAATGGGTTTACTCCTCTTGGATTATTCGGTTTATTCTTTAAAAAACAACGTCTCAATAGATGGAGGCAACAAACTAATTATTAACATGTCAGGATGGAACCATAAATTAGAGGGACTTCAACTTAATCCGGAGGAGTCCCTCCATTCGTTAGAATTTGCTACCTCACAAGAAGCATGGGAAAAACTCAATGAGGGATTCCTAAGATTAGAGCCTGCTTTATTTGCAAAGGGGGCTATTGCCAATAGTGGGGTAGCAGTAGTGTATAACGTATTCATAAAGATACGCAATGCCTGGGTAGACCCAGAATTTGATTATGGGAGATGTTTCAATTATAAAGAAACTAAGTGGACTAGCTTATTGAATAACTACATAGACTTTAATAAGCTTGACTTGTTGCGTAGTAAACTGAGAGTACTGAGAAATAAGTACAATCAGAATTACAATATAACCTATATGTTTAACAATCATCATGATAACGGAAAGCAATGTCTAATAGCAGCGACTTTTTCAAAACGATTCGGGGAGGACATCCCAGTTATTACAATTGTAGTTCGGGCTTCGGAGATTACCAAGAGGTTAATATTCGATTTCCTATTAATTCAACGAATGTCAGAGTACGTATATGGTCCGGATCAGTCAGTACAAATCAACCTATTCGCGACTCAAATGTACGGAAATGTGGAGACACTTCTAATGTATCATACCCATAAGCCATTGAAGAAGGTACTTAAGGGGGCAGAAGAGAATGCTTGGAATAAGAGAATAAAAGAGATATGGAAGAAATTCCAAAAGGGTACAGAGAAGGAATTCTCTTCATTCAAGGTATTCTTTAGAAGTTTTAAAGTGCTCAGACCAGATTTATATGAAGAAACATATAAATCAATGAAAGCAAAAGAATTACTTCTTGAATACGAAGATATTGAATATCCCGAGAATGTAATTTCTTACTCTCAACGTAAAGCCTATAAGAAGAAACTTTTAAAACAAAAGAACAACAATGGAAGCTAGGGAATTTTTAAATCAGAAGCGGATAGGATTAGTAAACAAATTTTATTACCAAGTTTTAGAGATTAAAAGAACGGTGCAGAACCAGATATACCCTTGTTAATGAAAGAGGTAGAGGATTTCGATAATTTTGTATTTCGCTACTGGCATATGACCTGGGCTAATTCTACAATGTCATACAGTTAAATATTTATATAATATGAGGATATATTCTAACAGTTTTGAGTTAATGTCCGAAATGGGCAGAGAACTCAATAGTTATGGTCAACTTGTAAAACCAAAGACCTATCAAAATAAAGTCATTGAAGGTAATGAGGATTTTATTACTAAAGAACTCATTTGCCAACAATATTGCTTAACTTCATTGGGAGACCCGGTATGGTTATTCGTATTCTCTCATTCAAGAGAATGGGCAGATGCAGAGTTCCAAGAAAGGATATCCTCTAATGATATAAATCCAGGAGAAGCTTGGAAATTAAGAAAAGATTTATGGGAACAATTCCTTGATGAAAAGGGTAGGTTCGATTACACATACAATGAGAGAATGGGTGAAGTATTAATAAAAGATTTAGTTCGTCTTTTAAAGAGAGACCCAGATACAAGAAAAGCAATTATACCAATATTTGAGCATGATGATACCTTATACTATGGTGGTAGACAACGTATTCCTTGCTCTATGTATTATGATTTTCTTATTCGTCAGAATGGTAAGGGGGAGAAGGTATTACATATTTGCTATCACCAAAGAAGTTCGGATTTTATTACTCACTTTGGTAATGATATATACCTTGCATGGAAACTTATGGAATACGTAGCTAAAGAGGTTGGAGTAAAACCTGGCTATTTGTATCATGTCATTGATTCTATTCATGCTTATAAGAAAGATTGGTTAGCATTAGCATCTAATCTGGAAGACTTACAAGAGAAATATTAATAATGGGGGATGTATCTACTATAGGTGGGTATGTCCCTTTTTCTATTTTAAAATATGGAGACACGGTATACAATAATAAAAAACAAGAGAGAGCTTAAAAAACTTATTGCTTGTTGTAAAGATACTGGTTATGCTTGCTGTGACTATGAAACAAATGCAGAACCAATATACAACAAAAGTTTTAAGCCAACCATACTTTCAGTATCTTGGATGCCAGGATTTGGTGCTTCTATTCCCTTAGACCATTCCCAAACAAAAGAATATACTTCACCTGGGTGGAACTGGAAGAAGATGTTAAGGAAATTTGGGGAAGAGGTAATCGAGAATTATGAGATAACTAAGGTTGCATGGAACTGGAAATTTGATGATCAGATAAATCAGAAGTATCAGATATTCTACAGAGGTACATGTTTAGATGGGATGCTTGCTAAATATGTTCTCAACGAGGAAAAACCTCATGACTTAAAGTCAATGGTAAGAAGATATTTACCAGAGTATGGTAATTATGAAAAGCAAGATGCCTTTGATAAGATACCATGGGATAAAAAGGAATTGGATCCACTCTGTCATTACGGTTGTCAAGATACGGATTATACTCTTAGGTTAATGATATTTTTTGAAAAGAAGTTGGTTGACTTGGGTATGTATTCGGTATTCCGTAATTTATTTATGTGTAATTCACGAGTACTTACTTCGGTAGAGAAAGAAGGTTTATATCTAGATACTGAGTTCAATAAAAAACTTTTAGAAGAATATAAGCCAAAAATAGATGCTGCTAGAGACGCAATATATGCTTTGCCAAGAGTAAAGAAATTCGAAAAGAAGTATAACCAAGAAAAGATTGATAAGTATATTCAATCTATCGAATCAGAACTTGAAGAGTTAGATTATAATGACCCAAAGGATAAACGGAAGATTGCATCAAGGGAACAGAAAATTTCAAATATCAAAGCAGGTATATTCACAACTAAAAAAGAACAAGAACTAATAAGACCTATTAATTTGGGTAGTCCCGTTGATTTACCTGCATTGATGTATTCAGAAGATGGTTTTCATTTCGATGTAATTAAGGATAATGAATCTGGTAAACCAAGTACTGATGAAGAAACTCTTACTAATCTTAGGCTAACAATTAAAAAGCAAGATTCACCAAAGGCAATATTTCTTGATAAGCTTCTTGAATTACGAGGGTTAGAGAAAATGTATAAGACCTATATTTATGGATGGTGGGAAAAAGTACAAGATGATTCCCGATTACATGGTAGGTATAATATACACGGTACAGATTCTAATAGATTTAGTTCTGCAGACCCAAATATGCAGCAGATACCAAAGACGTCAGTAGACCCAAATATCAAGAAACAATTGATTGCCCCTCCTGGATATCTATATATGGCATTTGACTACTCTCAAGCAGAGTTAAGAATGATGGCACACTTATCAGGTGATGAAACTTATCTTGATGCTTTTGCAAAGGGGGTTGACCCTCACTTGGGTATAGCAGCAGCAAAATATGGTGTTTCAATTGAAGAAGCAAGTAAAGCTTATGAAGATGAAACACATCCGGATTATAAATTATGGAAGGTAAGGAGAAAGCAAGCTAAACAGATTGCTTTTGGACTTATTTATGGAATTGGTAATAAATTGCTAGCAGTTAAACTATCCGACCCAAAAGCGGGTATTATAGTTACACCAGAAGAAGCAGCAAAGGAAATGGAAGTATTCTTTGGTCAACATCCTAAGATTAGGAAGTTTAAAGAGAAACAAGAGAAATTCCTTCGTAAGCATGGGTATTACACCCAATTATTTGGTACTAAACGAAGACTCCCACAAATATATTCAAATGATAAGCAAGAAGTTGCTTATGCAATTCGTTTAGGTCTTAATTTCCCATGTCAGGGTGCTGCAGCAAATATGACCAATTTCGGAGCTATCCTTGTTTATTGGTTAATGAGACAAGGTAAATTACCAATGATGAAAGAAGCTTGTACAGTACATGATGCTGTATATATGTATTCTAAACCTCAAGATATTAACACATGGACTGTATATACAATCTGGAATATCCTACGTAATCCGAGTACGAAAAGGTATTTCGGATTTCAAGTTGATGATGTAACTCTATCAATGGATTTTACAATAGGTAGGTCTATGGCAGAAGAATTACCGTTTATGCCAGGCTATGATTATACTAGAATGTTAAAACCAGACTTTTCAGTAGAAGAGTACATGGAAGAATATCATAAGTTTAAAACCCATAAGATTGGTAATTTTAGTGCAGCTTCCCCCGAGGTATTTATGGAACTATATAAAAAGGAAATCCATAAATATCAACGAGAATATGAAGAATCGAGAAAAGGGTAATATACCCGGATTTAGTAATTACTACATATCCCGTACTGGGAAGTTATATTCGAAATTTACTGGTAATTGGAGATTGGTAAAACCTGCTATGAAAGATAATGGTTATTTATCTAACTCTTTAGTAGGAGATGATGGTAAACGGAAGAATTTCTATAGACATAGGTTAGTGGCTTCCACTTATATACCTAACCCAAACCCTTATCCTCAAGTATGCCATAAAGATAATGACCCTGAAAATAATAGAGTAAGTAATCTATATTGGGGAACTGCTAAGATGAACATGGGTCAATGTATAGAAGATAAAAGGTTCTATTTTGTTGGCAAAGAACGAGAACGTAAGGTAAATGTAGAATTATTAATTTCTAGGTACATAGAAGGTATACCAAGAAAGGATATACTAGAAGAATTTGGTATCTCAGTTGGTGTATTGTATAAAATATTACGGTATAATAACATAAAACTAAGAAAATGAAAAAGATTTTGAACGGACCCACGATATGGCGAGCTAAATGCCCAGTATGTGATTGCGAATTTGAATACGATGCTTGTGAAATACGTAGTGAATTTTTAGAATCTCCTACGGATTATGAGATTATACGAGTAGTAGAATGCCCAAGCTGTAAATTTAAGATAAATCATAAAGAAAATCCAAAATCACCTACAGAAGTGAAGAAAGAGGATACTATGTCCATATAAATAAAATAAATTTATGAAACCATGGCAACAAATGAGGAATATCAAAATGCGAGTAAATTAACTGCCCTTACTTATATGATTGCAGGATGTTTGGGTTATTCTATTGAGAATCTGTTTAAATACCTGGATGCTACGAATTTAAAGGTAAGTGGACAAGAAAAGATGTTATTCAATAGAGTAAAGACCCAATTACATCAATTACAGACTAACCTTACTACATTAGAGGATATGGCTTTTAAAGTAATGGCCACTGATGAGGATGGGAAACTTGCTTATGAAGATAATACTCATATTTATTGGGCAGCTTTCTTAGTATTATTAGATAGAGGGGGAACTGATAACTTATGCGACTTACGATTAAGAGCTTTAGTAGATAAGATTAGTCCCTATAAATCTCTTCTTAGATTGCCTGGTATGAGTTTAGCTTATCAAATGGCTTTTGCTCAAGTATCTAATGCTATAAGTAAAGGTGAATTTAGTAAGGAAGACTTTAAAAACCTATTAGAAGTTTATGAAGACGGAGCTAAAGAAACTAAAGGTTAAATTTGAGGGTAGGACCCTAGAAATAGATATTCAAAAAGAATTGTCTATCAATGAGAATATCATTAATTCTCAGCTACGAGAATCTCCTTCTAGTTATTATATTCTTTGTTCTCTTAGAGATAAGTATATAAAGGAAAGAGATTTACTAGCAAGGGAAAAGGATGAAGCCTATTCCAATGCTTGGGTATATTATAAGGATGCCAATGAAAGGTGGAATAACGAATATGTTTCTCATAAGGCAAATCTTAACAAGAAGTATTCTTCTATTTATGAGAGATACTTAAAAGCTGTAGAAAAAGCAAATAAGTTCATAGCTATATGTAAAGCTTATGAGAGTCGGGAGAATATACTAAGAACTATTAATGCGAATCTAAGAAAGGGTTAACCCATTGAACTATAATTGATTACTAACTTTTAAAAACAGTATTAGAGTATGAATTATTCAATGGCATTTATCTCACCTCTTGTGGCTGAGAAATTTAATCAAGAATTACCTGGATGCCCTACAGAAAATCGGGTACTTATTTTATCTCCAAAGGAGGTAAACCAAACTAAATCGGGTTTGATTATCCCTGAACAAGTAAAAGAGGGAGTTCCTCGTAAAGGAGTTGTAGTAAAGAGTGGGGAGATTACAGAAGGATATAAAACCTATCGGGAATTGGTGGGCATAGGTAGGATAGTTACCTATGGTTTGTATGCGGGTAAAGAACTTGAATTCGAAACAGATAAATTATCTCCTGCTCTTCAAAAGATCTTAGAGAAAAACGTTCTTACCGTATTGAGTATGAATGAGGTAGTCTATTCAGAACCGAACAATCAAAATTAATCATTATGATAAAAGATAAGAAGAAAAAGAAAGTTTCATCAGAGGGACTTTCTACAAAAGAAAAGATGCTAGCTAGAAAGAAACAGCTAGAATCTAAGGGAAATGGTAGTGGGTTAGTATATCCAAAAGAAGGAACCCTGAGAATGAGAATTAAATCTCCAGGTGATGACCAAGAATTGGGTATCGAAATTATTCAATTCTACCTGGGAGGCAATTTGGGAGGAGTTATATCTCCGGCTACTTTTGATGAACCTTGCCCATTTATGGAGAAGTATCAAGAATTGAAAAACTCTAAGGATGAAGACGACAAGGAACTTGCCAAGAATCTGGTACCAAGAAGAAGATATGTTATTGGTGGTATAATCTATTCAGATGAAAAGGGTAGTAAGGTAGATTACGAAGGCAAAGATAAGGGAGTTTTAGTTCCTCGCTCAGTATACCAGGATATCATTGACCTATACCTTGATGAAGATGAGGCAGGTGATATGACCGACCCAAAAACTGGTTATGATATTAAGATAATACGTTCAGGGTCTGGTAAACTAGACACCACTTATTCTGCTCGTGCTTGCAAACCAACTAAGTTGGACAAGAAATATCAAGGTACAATTGACCTTGAGGGTATAGTTCGTTCTCAAATCAAATCCTATGATGAGTTGGAAGATTTACTTTCACAGTATCTAAATGAAGACCACGGTGATGATGAGAACGATAATCCAAAGAAGAAAAAGAAAAAGGGAGTTCACAAAGACCATTACATGGAAGACGATGAACCCAAGAAAAAGAAAAGAAAATACAAATCGGATATTTAAGGGTTAGTAATAATATGGTTTCATTCGAAGGTGATAATTAGATTCGTTCGGTTATCACCTTCTTTAGTTTAAATACATTACATTATGGCAAAGAAATCGAAAGTGGGTTTAAAGGTACCAACAAAAAATGAGATATTAAAGAAATATGGGGGCATGATGAGATTGGCTTCAGAAACTGTAGAATCAAATCTATGGTTGCCATCAACCTTCTTTGCTCTCAACTATACCTTTGGTGGTGGTATACCATTCGGTAAAATTTTAGAAGTAGCTGGAGAAGAATCATCTGGTAAATCTCTTATTGCCTATAACTTTGCATATACTTGTCAACAACTCGGAGGACATGTCATATGGGTAGATGCCGAACAATCTTGGATGAACTCTTGGGCAGAAATTAATGGAGTAGACCCAGAAAGAGTTACAGTATTAAATGATACTCGTATAGAATATATTTCTGATGCTGTAGCAGACTTAGCAATCTATCTTCGTTCTCAATTAACTAATAATGAACCGATTCTCTTAGTGATAGATTCTATTGCTGCTATGGATTGTGCAGATAACATAGATTCTAAAATGGTAGAGGGTAAGGCTGAAATGGGAGGTAGAGCAAAAGCTCTTTACAAATACTTCCGTATCAGAAGTGAATTATTCTATAGATTAGGAGTTACACAGATTTACATTAACCAATTAAGAACTGCTTTAAATGTCGGATTCGGAAAAGATAACACAACTACTACAGGAGGTGCAGCACTTAAGTTCTACGCTTCAATCAGAGCTGCCTTTTACTCAGGCAGGTCTATCACTGTTAAACAGAAAGGTAAAGAACGGAAAGCTGGTAAATTGGTCACAATCCGACTTATTAAAAATAAGGTTGCTCCTCCAAGACCTACAATCAGTAAGTGCCCGGTTTACTTCAATCCTAAGTTCCATGAAGTAGGTTTTGATAGATGCTATGCTCTTGAGGATGTATTGGTAGAAAATGATATCATAGAAAAATCTTCAGGTGGAGTATATAAGTTCAAAGGAAAAACTCTTGCAAGAGGGGAAGAGAAATTCCAAAAGCTTTTGGAAGAGGATGATGAACTTCGTCGTAAACTATTAAAGAAGGCCGAGATAAATACTATCGGTACAACTAGAAAGAAGATAGTAGCATTGACTACTAATTTATATCCAGTATATGGAGTAGAATATGAATCATTTAACGAATCGGAAGACGAAGAGGAGGTAGAAGATGAATAAAAGGAGGTAGAGGGTATAGAGAAAGTAATTAAAGAATACCTTAAAAAGAATTTGAGAATTGAACCAAGAGTTAGATACTTAGATGCTTATAGTTCTGCTGAGAATTACCTTGATATCTATCTTCGTGACGAAAAGATTCAAGAAGTTTCACTTTATGAATTCGATTTTAGAGTATGAGTAAGAAAACAATATTATTGATTGATGGAGAAAATATCCTCCATCAATCCTTCCATAAGTTCGAAAAACTTAAATCTACTGATGGAAAACCCAGTGGAGCAATATTTGGATTTTTTAAATCCCTGCATATGTATATTACGAGGTTTGAACCAGATGGGGTTTATATTTCATTCGATAATGGTCATTCACCAGTAAGGACGAAGTTATTGCCCAATTACAAGGGGCATCGAAAAAATATATCAATAGATTATGAGTCATTGCAAAAGCAAAAGGCAATCATAATGAAAATGCTGGGTATGCTAAGAATTAATTATATCTTCGATAAAAAGAAATCTACAGTATATGAAGGAGATGACTTCTTAGCATATCTTGCAATTAAAAAATTCCAATCCGAGAAAATGATACTTATATCATCGGATAAAGACTTTAACCAGTTGCTATCAAATAACCTGAGGATATATAATCCCAGAAAAGATGAGATGATAAGGATGGATAATTGCAAAGAATTATTCGGATATCATTCTCATGAGACAGTAGAATATTTAGCAATGGTTGGAGATACTTCCGATGATATATCTGGGTTTCCTGGTATAGGTCCAGTAAAGGCAAGGAAAATACTCGATGAAGGTAGGATTGAGAAATTCATTGCTCAGAGTAAGAACAAAGAATATCTTCAAATATGGAAAAGGAATGAGCAATTGATTGACCTCTTCTGGTTTGTAAGACATAACCCATTAGAGAAATTACCACTTAAGTCAAAAAAGAAGTTTAAGTATGAGAAATTCAAAGAGCTTTGTATCGAATACTCTTTAGCATCCTTCTTGACAAATGAATTTATAAAACCCTTTAAAGAATTACATCATGAGTAAACGTATAATGTTTGTAGGTCCCTCAGGTATAGGGAAAACTACTTTAGCTAAGTATGTAGCTAAGAGAGAAGATCTACCTTTTATTTCTGGTAGTATGTCAGATTTATTACCTGCTACTGAAGGGGTATCACATAATGAAATATTATCCCTCGGTTCGGAGGCAATGTATAAAGCAGATTTTCAACTTCTGAACAAAAGGAATAGGTTATTCAAGGATAGAGAATACTTCGTAACTGATAGGAGTTATGCAGATTTGGCTGCTTATTTTTGGTATAAGCAATCAAGAACTTTACCAGAATGTGAAATGGAACATTTTTTCTGTCAATGTAAGACTTTAATGGAAGATCAATGTGATGTAGCAATCTTCTTACCATTAAATCTAGATACTTATAAGCATTGGTCAATGGAAGATAATGGTAAGAGAATACTTAACAGATTCTTCCAAGTTCAGATATCATCTCTTATGGGGGAATTGCTTGCAAATTGGGAAATACCCACTATTTGTATATCTGAGCTCGATTTAGGTATGAGAACGGAACAAATCAATTACCATTTAGATAGGATATGGGGAAAGAAGTAATAGCAATAGCCTTTTCAGATTTGCATATTAATCTCTGGGCTAAGTTCAATGAGAATAATCACAGGACCCTGAATAGTTTCAGGGTTTTGTCGATTATACAAAAACAATGTAGGAAGTATAATTGCCCAGCTTTATTCTGTGGGGACTTATTTCATAAGCCCGAGAATATGGACCAAGAACTTGATGAGATATGCTATAAAGAATTTAATAAGTACAATGATTATGACCCTCTATGGGTATACGCTATTTCAGGGAATCATGACATCAAGAAGGTAAGTAAAGCTGGTACACCTCCCTATAGCTGGCTTTATAGAGTAGAAAGGTATGGGATTTATATATTAGATTATGGGTCTGCTATCTTATCTTCTAATCATAAGGATATAAAAGTATATGGTGTACCTTATATTGATAATAATGTCGGTCTAAGTGAATATTTAAAGAATATTGAATTAGATAAAAGTCTTAAGAATATACTTTTACTACACACGGATTATCCAGGAGCAAAGGACACCGATGGTAGGGAAATAGATTCTGTAGAGAATCTTAATGTTAACCTTCTCAATAAGTTCGATTTAGTATTATGTGGACATATTCATAAACCTCAAAGACTTTCGAAAAAGGTCTATATGATTGGGGCAACTAACCATCAAAGAAGAACCGATAGAGATTGCGAATTGGGTTATTGGAAAATATATGAGGACCTATCAATGAAGTTCATCCCTTTAAGGGAATTCCCGAAATTCATTGATGTAGAATCTGAGGAAGATATTAAAGATGATGGCAATTATTATACTGTGATTCCCAAGAAAACTAGTACTCCCGTTAATAACAAACATAAGATTACTAAGCAACTTTCTAAGAAGTCACTAGCAAAGAGGTACTTAAAAGAGAAAGGTATCAATGATAAGGTTAAATCGAACCTATTAATAGAAACACTTAAAAAGGTAGAGTCATGCTAAGTTTTATGAATATGGATGTAGTGGGTTTTTGTTCAATAGAAACCCTGCATCTACAACTAAATCCAACTTGTACCATCCTTATCAAGGCACCAAATGGGAAAGGGAAATCAACTATTCTATCGGCATTAGTATGGGCAATATATGGGAAAAATCTAAAGGGTGTATCTGAGGTAAATACCTGGAAGGAAGTAAGACCCAAAGATTACAAGGGGACTATGGTCCAGGTATTCTTCCAAAAAGACACTCATACTTATAAGATTATCCGATGTCAAAAATATGAAGAAGTACTTGAGGATGGTGCAAAGGGCAAAGACCGATTAGTATTCATCAAAGATGGTGATATAATTGACATCAAAGGTAAGGGTAAGATACAAGATGCCATAAACCGAGAGATAGGTTTATCATATACTCTGTTTATGAATTCTATAATGTTTGGTCAGGGCATCAAACGATTAATACAAGAATCTAATTCTGATAAGAAAAAGATATTCGAAGAAGTATTTGATTTAGAATTCTTAAACCTTGCCAAAGGCATTGCATTACAAGATAAAAATAATATAGTGGCCCAGATAAATGAGGTAGAGCATCAATCTCAATTATTAAAGAAAGAATTAGAGGCAAACAAGGAGGCTTACTTCGACTTAAGAGATAGAGAGAAGTCCTTTAAGAAGAAGAACAGAGAAGAAAGGAAATCCTTGAAGCAAGATAGGGAGAAGCTAACTAAGTTACTGATTGAAAAACAAAAACAGATTAAAGATGAGGTAGATGCTTCTATAAAGATTAAGATTAAAAATCAGAACAAATTAATCTCTGATATCAGGGGTAAATTGAATAATGCTAAGAAGATATCCAATGTATCTCTCAAAGAGGTAATTAAGGAATTAGTAATACAGTTAGAAGGAGGTAACTACAAACGTGCATTACGAGATGCTAAATCAATATATAATGCGTTCTCTGATATTGAAAAATATGAGAAGAAATACTCAAAAGCCCAAGATAGGTTGGAAGAATTAGAGAACGTGGATGAACGATATAAGAAATTGAAATCTGATTGTGATGATATTGCTGATGACCTTGCTTCTATTGACGAAGATTTGGCCAAGCTCAAACAGGAAAAGCTTAAGGTCATGTCTCCCAAGTATAAACAGAAGCTTAAAGAGATTAGGAAAAACTTACGGAAAGTTGATGAGGATTTTCATAACAAAGAATTAGAGTTAGAGAATTATAATTGGTTAATTAATGACCCTCTTGGTAATAATGGGATTAAGGCCTATCTCTTCGATTCATCTCTTGAATTCCTTAATAGAACTCTGGACAAGTATTCAGAGGTACTTGGGTTTAGAATAGAGTTCAATATAGACCTGGGAACTGCAAGAAAAGATTTTGTTACTCTAATAGAAAGGGATGGGATGATTATGGATTATGATGAACTTTCGGGAGGTGAAAAACAATTATGTAATGTAGCAATGGCTTTTGCCATGAATGAATCTCTCACAGCATCTAAGGGTATTAATATTGCATTCCTTGATGAGGTATTCGAATCTTTAAGTTCAGATAATGTAGAAGTAGTTACATCATTGATACGTCACATATTCAAAGAGAAAACTTTATTCTTGATAACCCACTTGGATTCACTTCCTCTTGGTAATACCAAAATCCTGCAAGTGGAAAAGACCCAAGGCCTGAGTAAGTACCAATTACTATAATGGTATATAAAATACAATACACCATTATATCATGAACTCTAAGAATAAAGGAAATCGATTCGAAAGAAAGATAGGGGCTTGGTTTACGAAATGGACCGGGTACAAATTTGAAAGAAACAGAGCCGGGAGTGGAGCTTGGCATTCAAACAAGGACTCCACTTCTGATTTAACCTGTACTGATGAAAGGCATGCTCATAGATGTAAGATATCTATTGAATGCAAGAATTATAAAGAGATTAAATTTGAACATCTACTCTTAGGTAATAAGGGATGCGATATATTGAAATTTTGGGAACAAGCTTCTAAGGATGCAAAAAGAGCAAATAAAGTTCCCATACTCTGTATGAGATATAATTCAATGCCCTCAGAAGAATTTTTCTTTGTAGTTGGAAAGGGTCTATCTTCCGTATTATATAAACCCCTATTCGATAAAGCCAATATTATGGTAATCGATGTACCAAAGATAGATGAGATTCTTTATGTATTCATGGCTAGTGATATACTGAAGAATGTAAACTATAAGTTAGTACATAAACAAGCTAAGTTAATTCTTAAAAATCGGTAACCCATGAAGAAGCATACCCCATACTCATATTGTATATTTTACCTTGAAAGGAAGTACTGTGATAAAATTAATAAAGAACTTAAAGAAAAGGGGTATGACCAAATCAAGGCAATTATTCCTATGGTAAACGTATTAAGAAAAACCATAAATGGTAAGATGATATTTGAAGAAGTACCAGTATTATTCAATTATGGTTTTATGAGAATGCCAACTAAATTAGCATTCTCAAGGCCTTTTCTTAATAAGTTACGTAGGAATATATCTGGTATCAGAACTTGGTTACGTAATACTGAGACAATGCACCCAAGAAAGAAAAAGGTAAGAATTGACAATGCTGAAGACTTTGATGATTTTTCTTTAGTGGCTACTTGTAGTAGAAAAGAAGTAAGGCGATTTAAACGTATTGCTAGAGAGAACAAGAAGTTTTCGGTAGATGATTTAGTCAATGTAAAACCGGGAGATTACTTAGTATTACGAGGTTATCCCTATGAGGGAGTAGATGCTACAGTATTAGAGGTTGACCATCTTTGTAAAAGAGTAAAAGTCCTTATATACCCAGAAATGGGAAGGATGGAAGTATGGTTACCATTTGACAACGTTATCTATAGTGTATATTTAAACCATGACCCAGATAAGCTTTATGCTAATTCTGGTGAATATGACCCCAATCAGATAACCAATGAAGCAATTGATAGTATAATGAGATATAGAAGAATTTAATGTTATGAACGAAGCTCAACAAAAAGCCTGGAGTTGTTTAATTGATAAAGAACAACAGTCATTATTCCTTCAATTATCCGAAAGTAAATCTTCATGGGAAGCTGGTGAAATTTTAAAGTTATCTCATTACAAGTATCTTGAAATCCGAGAACGGTCAGAAAAATTCTTTAGGCTATTCTCGGATTTTTTTGAGAAACACACTTCTATCTTTCGACCAGATTGTCCCTGTGAGAGAAACTTCCAAGATTATATGGAGGGATGTTTAGAGAAAAGATTAAAGAGAAAAGATGCCAGTATATATACTGGGGACTCTACTCAATTACTCCCAAAAGTAAACTCTAAGAATATAGAGAGGAATATGAGGAGGTTAAAAGAGTCTGACGATGAATGGGATATAGATACTCTAAGATTAATTCTTGAATTTGATAGGTGGAATAATTTTAGAATACTACCCAGGATGCTACAACAGCCTTCTGCATTTAAAAGGAGGTCGAATAAAAAGGATAAGATATACATCAAATATCTCCTTAATAGAATACCCGACTGGATGCACACTAAACTTAAAGAGAGGTTTAGATATAAAGTGAAACCAGGTAAAAAGAAATATTGGGTAGCTCTAATATCTGAGGACTTATATACTGATGGTTATCTACTATTACCTGTGAGGCCACTAGAAGAAGTAGTCAGTGAGTTTAGTAGATTTTATATGTATGTATTTGAAACTAAAGATGATGCTGATACTTTTGGTTTCATGGTATCTAAGTTTATGATTAAAACTGGTACAGTAAAGCTCGGGCAAAAATTCTGGCCAGAGTACAGATGCTGTGTGGAAAGAGCAGTAAACTATAATCAAGTGAACAACATAGAATTCAATATAAAGAAATTAGACATGGCATATAATATCCATACACACAGAAAACCGAAGAAACCTAAATCTACTGCCGTAGAACGGGCAAAAACCTCGGATTTTTATAAAAAGAAATAGAAATATAGTATATAATTCAAATATTATATTTATATTTGCAAGTGAATTAATGAATACTTTAAAATATTAAATATATGGCAAAAAAGAGTAGAAAAGACCTGAAAGCTCCCTCCAAAGAGAAATCGAATTTCCTTGGTGCATCAGGGAGAAACATGACTTACAAGGATCTAAAGAGAAAGGCTATCATACTTGGTATGCCTTTTCCTGATGCTTGCTCTGCTGGAGTATTTGATCTACTTCATTTTATAAATGTTTCAGAAGAAAAACCAGACAGATCCTTAATAGATAAATATGATGATTGGATGGATAAGCAATTAGAGAATATTAGTTATTCAAAGGATGATCCACTAAGGAATTCTCGATTAAGGCTTGGGTTTCTTGGAGAAGAGGGGGAAAATGGGCAAAGAAGAACAAAACGGGTACCAGGGATAAAGAAACCTCGGGAAAAGAAACCTCCAAGAGAAAGAGATGAATTCAATCTTATCAAGGGTACTAAAAAATCTTATGTATTTGAATTGACTGCAAAGGGTTTTGAACTTGATAGGATTATTCGGAGAATGAAGAAAAAATTCCCTGAGGCAAATGAGAAATCGATTAACCTTTGGTATAGAATGGCAAAAAGGAATATCAATGGTAAAACTAAGGGAGGGAAATAACGAACCGATACGACCCGATAGGTATTATATTTGGACTTGGAGACCAGATACCACCAACAAGTATATAACTGAAAAAAGTCTATATAGGAAACACTTAACTGGTATCCCATATTTCACTAGACATCACGTAAAAGTTACTTTAGTTTATCTTTATGGAGTTGATGTTCTTCAATATATCCATATAATATCTGGAAGGAAACTAATAAGGCATGGTATTAAAGAATTATCCGATATGAACGGTACCCGATATAAATGGGGATATACTAAATTTTGGTACAAGGGTAAATTTGTACAAGCGAAGAAATTCATAATACCAGATGAATATCATATTGATAAACACCGACGAAGAAGATTTATGGTTCAAATGCACCGAGTCTTTAAGTCTAAAGGAAAAAAGGCATTCGATGAAAGATACTCAATTAAACTCTATGGACAACGGCAGGGCATATCTACCGAGCATCTCCACGCTAAGAGATTACAGGTCTGTCTTGCTATCTTACAGGATTTACAACAAGCTTCCTCCAGAGGAAAGACATAGGTTCAATATATTTTCCTTACAGTACCCTCCATTGGTAAGCTCATTAGCTTTATATTTGAGAAAGAAAATGAATATCCCAATACAGAAGGTACTATTTATCAAAGCACAAAGAGATATGATTGATATATTTGATGAGGCATCCCTTAAATTTATTGGGTATCTGCCAAAAGAAAGGTTTACCAAGAAGTCTCTTTTATTTCAAGGGTTTATATCATCAGAGAGTATTAAACTTAGAAGTTCTTATGCTTATATAATGACCAACAGGTTGATAGAAAATAAGATATGGGTATACCCAATTCGATTATCAGATAACTATAAAACAATGAAAAAGGGAAAATATCTATCCTATACCGAAGTATTTGGAAAGGTTGGTATTCCTGGAATAACCAAAATTAGATATAGCAATGAACGATAAACTATTAAAGGTGGGTTTAGTAACCCATGGACCTATTAATCCTTTCATAGGTAAGATATTTAAAAAGGTAACTTATGATAAATACCATAAGGAGATTAAATCCGAAGTGGTAACTATAGAATCTCAAATAGAATTGAAAACAACTCTAGATGAGATTAAACAATTTAACAGTGATAACGAAAATCTCGGAAACGGTAATTATCAGAAACTTATAACAGAGTGATATATTTATTAATTTATTAACCAACTTAAACATTACGAAAATGGCTAAGAAGAAAAAAGAAGTGGAACTGAAAGAAGTTTCCAGAACAGAAATCAATGGTGCAATTATCATTAAGTATGAAGATGGCTCAGTAAAAATCATCCCGGCTCCCATTACCCTGACCGCTGAAGAAGCTGAAGACCTCTTTGGTTCTGAATCCGAGGAAGAAGAGGAAGAGGAAGAGGAAGAAGAGGAAGAGGAACTGACCGGTGAGGAACTTGCCGAAATGGACTTCGAAGAACTCGAAGATGTCTGCGATGACAAAGACCTCGAAACTGATCCAGATGATTATGACGAGGACGACATCGAAAAGCTCCGTAAAGCAATTGCTAAGGAACTTGGTCTCAAACTTCCGGCAAAGAAAGAAGCCAAGGGAAAGGGCAAAAAAGGAAAAAAGTAAGAGACTATGAGGGAAGGAAATATTACTGGGAAGGAGACGACCCAAGGGATGACCTTCCCTTTTAAAAACTATTTAGTAACATAACATTAAAAATTAAAAGAAATGGCAACAAAGAAAGCTGACACCAAGAAAAAAGGTGACGAAAAGAAAAAAGGTGACGAAAAGAAAGACGCTGAAAAGGAAGCAAAACGTAAAGCTCGTCAAGAGGCTCTGAAAAACAGACCTGCTGAACAACGTCCTAACAGTAAGCAAATTGACATTATTGCAATCAACGACAAATCCAAGGTAATGAACTTTGGTTATGCCGTAAAGAACAAGGAGGGCTATCAGGGAGTAGTAGTTACTTCAGTTTTGGTTACTGAGGGTAAACCGGTATCTACTTCGGTTGCTTTCGTTCCGGGCAATCTTACTGTAAAATCAAAGAAGGGACATGGAGTTATTTGTTCTCCGAAAAACAAGAAGGACAAAAACGAAGAGTCCGAAACAGAAGACAAAAACGAAGAGTCCGAAACAGAAGATTAATTTTTGGCACATCCTAAAAAATCTATCTGCTAAATCAAGTTTAATCTCATAATAAAGAAAAGGTAAACAACCCTACACACTTAGGACGTTGTTTATAGTAAAGCTCATTGCCTGTGAGGGTAGTGGGCTTTAATTTTATTACCCATGGATAAAGAGAAATTAGCAATTCGAAAGAATATTCGAATACTTGCATTAGATAATTTAATAAATACTTATACTGATGCACTAGACGATAAAGAATTAAACCTGGGATCAGATGAAAGGGAACTTGCAATCAATATCATAAACGAGGCAAAGGAAATGCTATCAGAAGAAACCCAGGAGGTATCTAACTCAATAATTCAAAGACCCCAATGGAAGAAATAAGTATAAGAACTCTCTTATCAAGTCTTAAGATGACAGTTAATGATATACAGTTTACTCATTATCAAAAAAGAGTAGCATTCGAAAAGGGTAAGAAAGGAGATTGTCAAAGACACAAGTTAAGGATTGGTTATCTTCAAAGGAAGTTAAAAGGCCTAATGGATAAACTAAACCGAAAACTTAATGGTATTATAATCACTGTCACTTATCAGGTTGGGGATAAAACTTACGAACAAACTTTTACTAATCTTACTCAGCAAGAGGTAGTAGATATATTGCAAATAAGGGCTATTATGGAAAATGCAAGTGTAGAAATCCTAGAAATTAAAGAAATCCCAACCCAAATTAGGGAAGTATAACTATGGTATTATGTAAATCGGAAATTCAATTATTCACCAAATATAAAGAAAATGGCTAAGAAAGACAAGAAGAGCAAACCGGAATCTAAGACTCCGGAACTCACCAAGGCAAAGAAAGCTTTAGATGCTTACCTTAAAGAGAACAAGTTGGACCCGACTAAGGATTGGACCAAGGACAAGAAACATGGTAAGAAGGTTACAGAACTTGTAAATAAGCTCAACAAAGAACGGGACAAGGTAGCTGCTGCTTACCCAGAAGGTGACAAGGAGAATACCAAGAAATTGGTAAAACTCAGTAAAGAAAAAGGCAAGAAAGAGGAATCTGAAACCAAAGAGAAGAAGGAAAAGAAATCTGCCGGTAAAACTGCTACTAAATACGATTACCCTCTTATTGATGGTAGAGAAATGACTTCTGCCGAAAAGAAGAAATATCGTATGGAGCAAAGAAAGCTTGCCTCAGGTAAGGCTCCCAAGGAACCGAAGGAAACCAAAGAGAAAAAGGAGAAGAAGGTAAAAGAAAAACCAGCTTCGGAAAAGAAAGAAAAGAAGGCCAAAGATAAAAAGAAGAAAAAGGCCGTAAAAGAAGAGGATTAATAAGAGCACTTTTTACTTTTACTTATCATATTTTTGAGTATTCGTTAATAATGGTAGAAGGCCTGGCAATATAAAAATTGTTCAGGCCTTTTATTTTCTAATTAAGTCGAAAATGGAACAAGAAGTATATAAACCAAAACTTAGAATCACTACACTATCAGAGAATGGTACTCCCTTATCAGATAGGTTGGTAGATGCTTATACCGAGATGAATTCAGGTCCAAAGGTACAGCATAACGGTCCCATAAGAGTAGAAGTAACTCTTACTAATAAACAAGATATTGATAACTTTAAAGAATACTTAGATAGGCTAACTGGAGTATTACCTGCTAAGGCACCAACTGCTGGTAGAGGAAGACCTGCAGGGACTACAATTAAAAATCTTGAATCACCAAGGGAGGATATTCTTGCAGATGTAGAGAAAATGGTTGAAGAAGGTAAAAGCCAACAAGAGATTATCAAATACCTAAGAGAACTGGGTTTTGTATTTATTCTTACGGAGGACTTTCTTTATCACTTTCCCGGATTTGAGTTCGATAAAAAGGATGTTGGAGAAGCAACCGATAATAAGCAATATCCAAATTCATTCTCCTGGATGGCAAGATGTATCAAACGGGCCAAAGACCCCAAAGCAGATAAATTCGATCCAATGGTTATCTTCGGGTTTAGCATCCTTGGTGGACCATCGAAGAAAATTGTTCCGTATCTTTATAAAGAAAGGAAGAAACCATTAAGGGCTCAAGTTGGTAAGAATGTCATCTCTTTCTCTCAGGCAGAATTCACTAAACTTCCTACTTTCATGTTAGAAGATGAAAGGGTTAAATTCTCTACAGAACAGAGGCAATTACTCCTTAATCCAGAAAAGAAACCATCTAAATTCTTTATGAGATGGTCAAGGGATGTGTTATTGCCCAATTCGGTATACGAAAAGTTAAAGAATAGAGATGGGCTAATCTTTAAAAATGATTTTGTAAATGAAAAAAGATAATATACCAGGTTTAGAGGGATATTATATAAGTAGGTTGGGTATTTTATGGAGCCGATATCATAAATCTGGTAAATTAACTCAGAATGAATGGCATAAAGTAAAACCCAACCATAATCAAAGAGGTTATCTTTTTGTTCAAAAGAAAGGTAAGTGTTGGTATTTACATAGGTTAGTAGCCTTAGCCTATATCCCAAACCCAGAAAATAAACCTTGTGTATGTCATAAGGATAATGTAGTAACTCATAATCGATATAGGAACCTTTACTGGGGTACACAGGCTGAAAATATGCAGCAATGTATTAATGATGGGAGAACTTTAAAGGGTAATAAAACCCCAATGTACGGGATATCAAGGAGAGGAGCTGCTAATCCAAACGCTAAATTAACTAAAACCCAAAGAAAGGAAATACTATATAGAGGTAAAAGAGGTGAATCAATAGGAGAGCTAGCAAATTTATTCGGAGTATCAAAAGTAACGGTTAGAAGGGTATTAAATCCTAACCTAAGATCCTTCAATAGAATCCGCTAACACTTACCTCCGTATTTATTAAAAGAGTATTTTATATAAAATAATTTTAGTATATTTGCATAAAGAGAATTTAATTATGGACAAGGAAACAAAAGACATCGTAAAGCTCATTGCTAGTATTCAGATTGAATCGCTCAACTCAATCAAAGAGGATGTCAAAAAGGGCAATGACATTGCCCAAGACTTAATCAAAAAACTCCTTCAGATTGAGGATGACGAAATAATTCGAGCACTAGATGAGCACATTGAATTATACGTAGAAATGGAGAATACCCCTCAACTGATAAATATGCTAAGTGAATACCAAATGCTGGTATGCTCTCACATATTGTTCAGAATGGAAGATGAATGGGTACATACTAATTCTCGGGGAGTACTTGGTACTTGGGCAATATTCCAGAGGGCAAATCTCAAATTCCACCCAGAACTAACACTTTTAAAATTTTAAATATATAGACATGGAAAAGAACGAATACTTAGAATCAGTTGAATTGAACACTGGAGTTGAAATGATTCCTTGTGAATCCTCAAACGTTGAAGGCTACGGATATGACTCAAAGAAACAACAACTTTGGGTTGCTTTTAAGGGAAATAGAGTATATCGATATGATAAGGTACCTTACGAGGTTTGCAATGAATTACACCAAGCAGAATCAAAAGGTAAATACTTGGCAAAGAATATCAAAGATAAGTTTAAAACTACTGGGTATGAACTCCGGAACTAAAATAACTAAGGGTTTATTAATTGCCATAGGAGCAATGCTACTTTACTTAGGGAGTAAGAATAATGCCCCCATAGAGGAAGTGAGCATTGCTCCTTCTCGTTTAGAAAGTCCCTTGACCAGGTTACATTATCTTTCAGATAGCCTGGGAATTAAACCAAGGGAAGAGAAAAAGAAGCAATGGTATAAATATAGGGTAGAAATAGAAACGATTCCAGAAAATCAAATCTATAAGATTGAGAAATCTGGATACCAGCAATATGAAGTTTCTAGATTGGGTGAAACTTATTCTTATGTAACCTACGAATTTATCTCAGACAAGGTAATGACTACTCAAGAAGCTTATGACTTCGTAAATAAACATCCTGAAAGATGTACAAGGGTACCCAATACATCACAAGATAACCTCTACGATAAATATAATGAGGATTACGAAGATTACTTAAATGACCCAGAGGACGAAATTAACTATCCTCCAGAAATCTTCGACTTCCTAGCCGATTAACCTGGGCAAATAGAAAAATAATATAGAAATATTTTTGTATTAAATATATTATTCTTATATTTGCATAGAGAAAAGAAATAAACTTTATTTTATTAACAATTTTAATATAGACGTTATGAAAAAGAATGAAACCAAGGTTACTAACCTCGTTGCAACTAAGGTTGCTGAACAACTTGAAGGAATTAAAAATTCTAAGACTACTAAGGCTTCTGCTCCTAAGGCCAAAAAGACTAAAAAGGAATTGGTAAAAGATGCTCAAGAAGCTGCCACTAAGTTTGCCAATGCTAAATTGGTAGAACTCTCTCCAAAAACCAAAACTTCCAAAAAAGAACAGGTTGTCAAGGAAGTAAAGGAACAACAAAAACCCTCTATCATCGAACAGGTAATCTCCAATCGAGAAGTTAAATACGTATATCCGGAGGATGTAGTTGATACTCTTGCTCGGAAGAAATGGAGACAACAAACCAGAAACGAACTTCATCGATTGGAACTTGCAATGGCTCGTATCAAGGACACCAATTCCAAAGAATTTAAGGCTGCTGCTAAAGCCTATGAGGACTTTAAGAAAAAGGTTCTCAAACCAGAACAAGTTGCATAACTCTTTATTAACCCAGTACCCGGAATAAATTACCCGGGCACTCTAATTCATACAAAATGGCTTATATTATCTTCTCTGATAAGGAGATGCTAAAACAGGATAAAGAGTTAATCGAATTACATAAACGATGTTGTAAATCTTGGCTAATTCAGCATTCACTTAAGCATTCTAAAATTAAGAAATTCTTTATAGTTTACGATTGGTATATCAATCCCAATAACGTAAGGAATTTCTTTTTCAGGCCTATACACATCTTTATTCAAGCATTGCTTTTAGGTCAACTCGATAATATATCCGATTACATTAACAATAACAAAAATGGAAAACGCAAAAAGAAACGAACCAGAAAAGTATAATGTGCTTTACCTCAAAGGTAAGTATCAGTACAAATCAAAATATCCTCAGATTGATGCTAAACACAAAATTGTTTATGCAGGTCCAGTAGAACCTATGGCACCTATTTGGGATAATCTATCTGACATACTTCGGAAGTCAGAAAGAATTTGTACTGAATCTCGTAGAGAATTAAAGAAGTTAGAGGAACGTTCACAGAACCAATTCTACTTCAAGAAAAATGGTATCACTCACATAATCATATACAGATGTTTGGGACAATAGTAAAAGACCTATATATAGGTAAATCGAAACTGATAATCAAGTGTAATCAAAGAGAATTACCACAAACCACCTTAGTAATGGGTGTATTACAACCTACAGGTTTTACTGGTAATATGCCAGATTATGGTACCTATGGTAATTTACTCACTACTGGTGAATTTGAAATAACCCCTATGATGCCTAAGCATAGGCTTTATGTTACGGGCATACCGAAAGGGGCAATCCTTGATAATTTTCGGATTAGAAGGGTTTATTGGTCCTCATACTATGAGGATGATATAAGGGGATATTTATTTCAGATAACTGATGAACATCCCAAGTTAATAATCACAAAGTAAAGTTATATGGAAGCAATAGATTATGTCAAACTATTTAAACTCGACCAAGAGAACTATGATTTTAAAAGGGAAGAGTTTATATCCGAATTAGGTAAAGATTTTCTAGATTATTGCCAAAACACCACTATAGGTATAAATCCAAAGTACGGATATATCTATTATTATCGGTTTAAGGAAATAATAAAGAATTTCGAAACTAAATTCTGGGCAATTTCGAAACTTAAGGTAGGGGAACCATTTACTCAGAAATTATGGAATGCCTTTTTCGCTACGCAGGTAGTACCTCTGAGGAAAAAATTATTCCCTGAGGTACAAAAATTAATCGAAGAACAAAAGAGGATTATCCAAAATGACCCAAGGCCTAATAACCCTTACCGTAGTAAACAAGACAAAAAACCCTCGAATCCTAAAAAGGTAAAATATGGCAAATGAAATCCTAGACCTTCATGGCAATAAATTTAAGGTAGGAGATTATAAACTTTGTCTTAAAATCCCAATAACTGGGAAAGGTAATTTGATATTCACCAGGGACTTAATCTCTGGTGAACCTTTTAATTTATCAGTGAATAAGAAAAAGTATAGGGGATATTTCTATAACCTATCTTTGAATTTGTATGTAAGATATGATTTAGAGTATAGAGGTTATGATGAAAGTTCCGATATCCGAAAATCTCATTTGTATGTCAGAAAAAGAAAGTAAGATAGTAAGGTTCCCAAGACCCATGGGAACTACAGCTATGGCATTAGAATATCAAAAGAATCCTGATGATAGTCTTTTGATGAAGATACATAATTACATTATCAATCAATGGCTGATGGGTAATGGTGTATTATGTGGTATTACCTATGATATCAATACATTCTCATACCGTATGGGTATAGATATTAACTACATACGGGTATTTATGAGAGATAGGCTATTAAGCTCTAGAATATGGGATAAAGAAAAAGCAGAAGATTTACTTCAAGCGTTAATGGGAGAACAACTAGCATGGGCATTAGAAGACCGTATGGAAATAGCCCATCAGGTTAATATCCTAAGAGAATCTCAGGGAGGGAAATACGTACCGTTTATATCTGCCGAGCTGGGAAAGGCCCTTAAATTAAAGCTTGAATCCTCTACATCTCTGCAATCAATAGTACGTAATCTTACTGGAGGAAGTACTACAAATATCTTTGCCCAATTTAATCAACAGAACAACGTAACACAGCAAAATGCAATCACCCTTGAAGAGGCACGTCAAATCGTATTGGAATCACAAAGGGTATTGGATAAACCAGAAGAGGCTAAACTATTGGAGGATAGGTATGACATTAAGTCTCTACCTGAAGTAGTTGCTACTAAACAAGAAGGAGTAGATACAAGTAAAGAGGGTCTTAACCTTAATAAAGCAGAGCTAATGCAAATTACTGATGATTATAAGGGAGCTATGTCTTCATTCTCTAAAGAACATCATGAACTACGTAGAGAAATCGAAATGCGTATAGACCCAGACGAAGAAGACCCAGAGTTATATCAATATGAAGACTTTGAGAAAGAAGAAAAAGAGGATGGCTCATTTGCATCTCAATTCCTCCGAAATAGTAAGCTCCCATAGTTATATCCGGATATTGCATATTTAAAAAGAAAGAATTATATTTGCATATCAATTTTAAAATAGACAAAAATATGAAAACGAACTCAGTAA